AGTAGCAGCAGCCTTGTCAGCAGCAGCCTTAGCGTCCGAAGAAGCCTTGATCTCTTCGGGCGTAGCGTCTGGAGCGTCGCCCTGAGGAACGGCAGCCGCAGCCTTCTCCGCCCGCATCGTCGCGAGCTCCTGCTCTAGCGCCGCGATCTTGTCGTCGCGCTCGTCGGCCTTCTTGTCGGCCGCATCGTCCTTCTCGGTTAGGACTCCGGCGTTCCAGAGCTCGACCATCTGATCCTTGGTCAGACCGTCGACTACCTCGCCAGGCTCGATGATCCGGCGTTCGCCATTGCCCGTACCAATCTCGATCCGCGTAACCGCGGTATACTGATTCGTCATGTCACACCTCCTGGTTAGGCGATCGCTGCCTTGATGAGGTAACCGGCAATAGACTTGCCGGCGTCCGCGGTACCTGCGTCGCCCTGAGCCACCAGCTTGAGGTCGTAGTAGCGGCAGACCCGAACGAGGTCGGACTTCCGCTTCTCCTCGCGCCAGCGATCGACATACTGAATCGATCCACCAGGGTTGCCGGACCAGGCGAACTCGTACGCGAAGGCCGGGATCTTCAGACCTGCGCGCGGAGGCACCCAGGCGAACAGAACGTCCTTGCCCCAGAGGTAGCCGAGCGTGGCCGGTTGGCCGGCGTTCGCAGTGTTGATGCCGACACCGGGAATGATAATCGTCTCGATCCCTAGGACCGCGCCGATTAGCTCCGACGAGACGATGCCGCGCTCTGAGTACTTGATACGCTCGATGAAGTCGGGGTGATCCTCGAGCTTGGTCATGACCTGGTAGGGGATCACGGCCGTGTTCGGGTCCTGGAAGATGCGACTGTTAATCGTCAGCTTCGCAGTACGCATGTCGGTGATTGGGTCGGAGTTGACATAGTCGTTCCACTGCGCGGTACCGACTAGCGTCGTGGTATTGCCTGACGCAAAGTTGGCGGCTGTAGTGACTAGGGTCTGCATAGCCTTCTCGCGACCGAGCCAGATCTTGGATGTCACGAGTTCAGTAGCGTCACGATCCGGCGACAGCGGACTGTCTGAGTTCCAACGCTCCTCATCCGTGACCGGGATCTGCAGTGAGTGTTCCTGGGCGTAGTACGTGTCGGTCGACAGCGACAGGCCCGGGATCTCGTTCGCTTCGGTGCCAGGAGCACGCACGTCGTTCTCGACGAGCCATCCCTCACGACCGAAGACGTAGTACTTGTCGGACTGCTTCCGAACGGGAACCGTCGGGAAGAGCCGCTCGCCCACGAGTCCGGCGTTCGGCCAGCCGAGGCTGATCTGCGTCAGGATCTGGTCGATGTGGACGTTGCCGGAACCTGTCGGGTTATAAGTAGGCACTAGTTTTCACTCCCCTCAGGTTACGAAAGCAACGCGCCGACGCCAGGCGTCAGCATCATGTCGATGAGGTCACCAGCGGCAGGCGTGCCGATGGGAACGGGACCCACGCAGATGCCGATCACTGCGTTGGTAGTAACGGCAACCTTAACACCGCCGGCATTGGCACCTGTACCTGATGGTGCCAACTTGGAGCCGATCTGGATAGTGCCCGGGGTATCCGAGACACGAACCTTCGTGATCCCCATCATGCGAACGTCGGCGACAACCTTGCCGGTCGCAACCTTGATCGCATCCACAGACTCCTGTACGACGCCGATACTGAACACGGTTGCAGTAGCGTTCAGGTCGATCTTGCCGGTCGTAGCACTTGCCGCGACACAACGGTACGACGTAACGCCAGCGACCGCCGAGCTGTTGTACGTGGAAAGAACGTCCCAGCCCTTGTCGAGAACGTAGTTGGATCCTGCCATTCTAGTTCACCTCCCCTTATGCCTTGAACTGGTACGTACCCTCACGGTACGCGAGGAACAGTGTCGGGTTCGCACGCGCGACGGCCTCGGTAGCGTCGCCGAACGTCGAGCCCTTATTGTCGTCCATGAACTTCTTGATCAGCGCATTGAACTGGTTCGTCGCGTCGACCTCGTTGCCTTCACGCCTGCCAGTATAGCCCTTCTCCGACAGATCGACGAGAGCGCTGCCGGACATGACCTTGTCGAGGAACTCGAAGAGGGTCTTGCCGGCTTCCGGGGTTGACTTGAGGAGGATGTTCTGCAAGTCCTCCCGAACGACAGGCGAGAGCGCGAAGACCTTACCGCGCTGAAGCTCGCCGAGCTGGTTAGTAACTTCGGCCAACCGGATCGCCGTCTGCGCCTCGGTGAGCTTCTGTTCCTTGTCCTGCATGTCCTCGAACAGCTTCTTGAAGGCCGGCGAGGCCTCGACGAGCTGCATGAGCGCCGGATCCAGTTTCGGGTCGGTCGACGGCGTCTTGAGAGCCGTGATCTCGTCTGTCAGCTTCTTGTTGGAATCGGCCAGCGTCGCGATGCTGCCGATCGTCTCGGTGAGCTTGGCGAGTGCCTGCTCTTCGGTTGTCGCCTCGGGTAGCCCCAGGAGCTCCCTCAGCTTCTTCAGATCCACATCGTCCTCCGGAGGTGTTACCTTGGGCGGTCCCTCGGACAACAGCTCCGAGAGGTTAACTGGGAGGAGGTTCTTCATGTATGGACGATTCGTCAGCCCACCACCGAACAGAACATCCTTGTGCTTCACACCGGAAGCATCCGACCACTCGTCGACAAACTCTGCCGAGAAGTAGCGGTACTCCTTGTCCTTGATGGACTTGGTAGCTGCAGGCGTGAAGTCGACTTGCAAGTGAAGGCCTTGGTCATCAACCTTGGCGTCCTTGACCCAACCTGCAGCCAAGTTTCCCTTGGTCGGATCGGCCTTGTGATCGTAGTCGATGTCAGGATCGATACCACGCGTCTTGGACTTGACGCTAGTGGCCAGAGCTGTGAGCTTGGCTGCATCGAACTGCATCTGACCGTACAGCGGATGCTGATACGTGCCAAAGGGCAACGCGTGCACCCACGTGGTAGAGCCACCCGCCGTATCACTGAGTGTGAGCTTCGACGTATCGACCCACCAACCAAAACGCTCTTCTGGCATTAGCGGTACCTCCTGCCTTGATCATATAGCATTCTAGTTTATGAGGCAACAATTCACTATATCTCAATATCACTTACCTCCTGACTTGTCACGTCCTGCATTGCCACGCGGAGGTGCGACAGGAGGAGTACCCTTCTGTCGCGGAAGCCCAACCTTCGGAGGCTTAGGCGGCAACGGCTTGTTCGCATCACCAGTACCGGTGCCTGTAACCACATCCGATCCAGTACCACCAGTACTGGATGTCGGTATTCCTCCAGGCTGCACCGCCGTACGAGAAGTAGCGAAGTCCTGATGCGGAAGGTCTGATTCCTCGCGGAGCTGTGCTTCGAGAACGTCGTCCGGAGTAATCAAGCCAGCACCAACGAAGTTTCGAATCGCAAAGCTGAGAGTACGAAGATCGAGCCACTCACCAATTCGACGAGCACGTAGCTTCGGGTATGGGCCATTCTTAAAGTTCAGATCTACGAGCTGCTTGATAACGAACTTGTTAATTACCTCCGCAACAGCATTAGCGACGTATCGATCTGACTTGAAGAACATGTCCAAGGATGTCTCGGATGGAGTTGGTGAGTTCATGAAGGGTGCTAGTACGTTTACCTGGATCTGCTCGTTGTGATGATCGATCGACTCGATCGCTGATACCGGTTGACCTTCGAGCTTAGCAAATAGGATCTCCCAGTTCGCAGGAATAACGATGTGGGCCCGATCGTTAGTTCGCAGGTTACGACCAAGCTCATCCGCGAGCTTCTTGTCGTCGTCTGAGTACCCAGGTGGAAGCTTGATAACAGGTACCCCGATACCATGCCTCTCCTTCTGAATGGCATCAATCTTGTAAAGTGTATCCTTATAGTACCAGTGCTTATACGCGGACCGAAGAATTGAGATACCACGCAGGTCACCACCTTCCGGCTCGAGAGAGAAGATGACCAACTTGTTAATCGGAATGAACTCTCCTAAGCTCATACCTATCGACTCGAGCTGTGAGTCGGAACGAGCCGCACCATACTGGTTACCATATGGTACGAACGGATCCATTACAACGCCTGACGGACCACCATTAGCATCAAAGATCCACTCGTTGATGTCGAGTGGGTGTCGAGGTGCAAGCTTCCGAAGGATGACCTTACCAGTCGCGAGGTTGTCGTTCTCGAACTTGTACACCTTCTCGAAGAGCATATACCCGTAGTCGAACATCAACAGAATGTCATCGAGCACTTGTGACCAACCAACATTTAGGTCGTCGAACAAGCACTTCTGGATGAATTCTGCAATGTTATGCGCGATGGTCGTATCCGCACCAGGCTCGATGAACCAGTGAGCCGCTTGGATGGGAGTTTTAACCATCCGTAGCGATCCTCGAACTGTTCCATCATTCCGCTTCATGTCGTAGTAGGTACGTGTGCCTAGCTTGTCACGGAGCTGGGGAACATTCTCGTCGCGAGTCCATGATGTCCATGGACTCATCGACGTGTAGCCGAGCTCCCTCAACGCCGACGGAGTATCGATGTTCGGCTTGTTGGCCAATAGAATTGGACGCTCAGCAACAACAAGGTAAGCACTATCGCCCATCTTCTTATCGTCGACGCGAGCACTTACTACGTCGTACCTATCGAATACTTCCTGCAGTGTTGTGGTCCTGTACTGGGACAAGCCCTCACTGCCAGTGTCAACCGGGGTCACGGCGATTCAACTCCCCACAGGGCCGGACGGGTTATGTTTCGACCACTAGATTGCTAGGGTCGACATTAGTTATGGTAGGTTCTGCTCGATTGACTAGAACTGGTATTGCTACTATCGAGGGTACATCTACGTCAGCTCTCCAAACGATGACCTCGGTAAAAACCCTAACAGTTATATCCGGGGTGATCTCCCTACCTACGAAAGGATTACCGAATGCTTGTGCTGTCAGAATGCCCGAAGCTTGAACCTGTAGTGAGAGTGCTCCAAGACTAACCTGAGCACTACCGAACCTTTCGCTACTGGGAATACCACTTGCTGTGACCGTTACAGAACCAGTAGTGATGGTGGGCTTTCCGAACGCTTCAGAACTCGGAATGCCTGTAGCTTGGATCGTGGCTGCGTTGGTGATTGTCGGTGAACCGAAGGCTTCGGAGCTTGGAATGCCGGTTGCGTTGATCGTGTACGTTGTGGTTACTGCTGCGTTGCCAAAACGTTCAGCTGAAGAGATTCCGGTTGCATTGACCGCAGTGATAACTTGAAGTGTCGGACTGCCGAAGGCTTCTTGACTAGGTATGCCCGTAGGTGTGACTGTAAGTGTTATGGTTGGAGAGCCGAGACGTTCTGCTGAAGTTATGCCTGTAGGTGATACTGTTACTGTTGTCGAGATACTTTGATTGCCGAATGCTTCTTGACTTGGTATGCTTGAGGCTACGACGGACTGGGCTTGTAGGATAGTTACATTGCCGAAAGCTTCTGCGGATGGAATACCTGTTGCATTGACTGTGTATGTGGTTGAGATTGTCGAATTGCCAAAAGCTTCGCCAGACGTTATACCTGTCGCGTTAACAGCTGTAATGACCTGGAGGGTTGGACTACCAAAAGCTTCCTGACTTGGAATGCCTGTGGGTGTTACAGTGATTGTAGTACTCACCGTGGCTGAGCCGAATCGCTCAGACGATGGAATGCCTGCAGGATTAACTGTCAATGCGATTGCGGGCGAACCGAATGCCTCACCGCTTAGGATTGCACTTGCTGTGACTGACTGCGCTTGCTGAATAGTTGGAGATCCGAATGCCCCACTTGACGGAATACCAGCAGGGGTAACTGTGACTGTTGTTGAGAGTGTTGGTGTGCCTAGTACTTCCGAAGTTGATATGCCGTTTGCAGTTACAGTGACTGTTGTTGAGATTGTCGGATTGCCGAATGTCTCTGCTGATATGATTCCTAAAGCTGGAACTGTTTGATTAGGTGCTGTTGCGATACCAGTTTGAATACGTCTCTGGTGCTCGAGGATCATCTCGAAGAGAGCTAGTGGTGTTAGGTTTAATTCATATTGTGTGGTGTATACAATATCTTGACCGCCTGTTGCAGGAACAACTTCGGCGTACACCCAAGACAGGTTCGTGGAGGTACCAGGAAGAGTGACATTCATGGTGGTTGTGCCACCATTAGTTCCATCCGCTGACGTGCGGCGCATGAACTCATATGAAATCTGTCCAGCGATTGTAGCTGCGCCACCATCTGTAGTGGTACATCCAGTTCCCGCTGTTGCTGTTCCTAGTGCATCCCAGTCAGTGGAACAAATAAAGCCCTGACTGCTTGTCGCTGTCCCGGTAAAGTTTTGTGCAATAGCTGCAGCCGAAGCTGATCCTGATTTGCCGTGAGCACCGATCGGCGTCGCGTGCTGGCCCGTGATGACGGTGACGTGCACGGCGGAAGCCCGGTGACCTGAGAGTGTTCCGCTGGTAACTGTAACAGTCATTGCTGCTGATGAACCAACAACGGCCGACCAACACGCTGCCTGTCCTGCTACTCCTGGTGTGTCGGCCTGAGACTGCCAATTCAACAATGTATAGGTAAGAGGTGTACCTAGGCTATCCGTGATCGTTGGTGTGCCAGGATTAGTTCCTAGGTTGCTATCGCCACACCACCGGACGAGTAGTAACGCTCCCGCAGGTGGTGTGAAGCTTGCTGTCGTGACTGTCGCGATGGTGGTTGAGCTGTTGACTGCAATGGCAGGGGTTGACGCGTCGATAGCTAGTGCCATTTAGTCAACCCCCTCGACAGCTAGTACTCAGTGGAAGTTTAGGCCGGCGAGGTGCTTAGCATTGAACCAGAAGTCATTGGTACTTGCCTGGGTAGCTACTGCCCGAGAGATGTCGTTGAGCTTGGAGAGATCAGTAAACGCCGCACGAATCAACGTGATGTCAGCACCTGAGTAACCAAGTGTAGTCAGTGTAGCGTCCGGAAGGATCGTAGCATCATCAAGTTCGGCTTTAAGCGCGACAATGGTAATGAGAGCGTCTCGTAGGGTGACAACAGCACCGCCCATACGATTGTCGAGGTCGGCCTTGGTGATTTGGTAGCCTGCGGTAGGAAGTGCCACTTACTCTCCTTAGTTGAGACGCATACATGTGATGTTGTAGCAGGTGACTGTATTACCAGCCGCAGAAGCACCCCAAGTCCAAGAGACACCAACACGGTTGTCGACTGTCGTGTTGATGGCTACGGTACGTAGAGCCGCTGTGATCGGAATTGGAGTGCCACTAAATGTGGTAAGAGCTGTACCAAATTCGATATCACCCTCACCTAACATTGTTCCGGACGATCCAGTCTTGGTGACCTTACCACGCCACTCCATGCGCCACGGCCACGCAGCAGGACTTGTACCCGTTGTGATCGCTGAGGCAAGTGCGATGTCCGTAACTACCACAGGAGTTGTACCATCATCGGCATACGTACCCAAGTGCAAGCCAGGAGTAGCAACAACTCCTGTTGCGCAGGAGTACTCACCCTCTGCCTCGATCTTGATCACATCACCAACGAAGAGGATACCACCCGGAATGCGTGGAATCGGAAGTGGTGAGATATCCCTCTTGGTTGTGAACGTGTTAGCCGCAACACCTCCGGCTGTCGCAAACGGACCGAAGCACTCGACGATCGAAGCGCCACCTAGCTTCACTGGCTACCCTCCTTAAAGCTTGAAGATCCTATTGACACCGTTATCCCACGTCACGACGATATTGCCGCCGTTAGGTGTGACCGGAAGACCGGATGCGGTAATCGGTGCGAGAGCACGACCACCCGCCGTAACGGTTGTACTTGAAACCGTGAGCGCTCGATCGCCAGCATTGGCGAGAGCTGTAAGCGTCGCCGACTGACCTGTAGAGAATGCCAAGACTGTACCGTTCGGGATTGCGCCCTTCAACGGCTCGACGACGAGCGTCGTACCTGCAGCCAGGTTGGCATCACAAACGACGATGAACTTACCAGTGATGAGAGCTACCATCTCTGATGTGCTAGCAGTACCAGTATCTCGGATGATTCCGATCGCCTCTACCTGGTTGCCCGAGATCGCCGTGAACGTAACGTCTGCAGCATCCGCAACGCCACTAACGATTGTCGGTGAAGTTAGGTTGACCTTGCCTGGAGCACCTCCGACCAGCGAGGCGTCGAAGTCGTCCCAAAAGTCCGCTGAAGTACTACGGCCCATATTCACGCAGTAGCCACCAGCACCGACACCGTTGCCAACCGAGTTACCACCAGTAACTGGATCCAGCAAGCTGAATGTGGAACCGGCCGCGGCACCGATCTGCCAAAGACCATTACCACTCGTACCAGTAACGATACCATCGACGTACACGATGTCGCCGGTCGTGTAGCCGTGAGCAACAGCTGTGGTCACGACGATCGGGGTCGCGTTGGTAGACGAAGTAATCTGACGAATCCCGACATCTGAAACCGTTGGAGTAAGGTCCATCAGTACTGCAGAGAACGTCTGTGTGTCCCAGTCCAAGGTACCGCCCAAGAACTTCTCCCGGGCCAGCTCGAACAAACCATTACTCATACCGTTACCTCCTGGCTCAGTGAGGCGAACCCTTCGGCAAGCCTTATGACGTCTGCCGTGCTCGTAGAAATCTCTAGGTCCCAGACACCGTTCGTCCAGACCATAGGATCAGTAGTTGTCGAAGGAACGTTGATCATCACGATTCCACCAGGTGCGTTGATGGTAAGGAATCCATTTGCAGTCGATGCCTCCATCAGCAACGTGCCACCAGGAGCTGGACGAACCTGCATCTTGCCGGAGTACCCGGTAAGGTCCTTGGGAGTTTTGTCCGCATTCTGAACGGCGATGTTCAGGACAAACTTAGCTCCCTGCTCAACCTTAATGTCCTTCTTAATCGCCGTCACTGAACCTCCAACGATACGTTAATTCAACATTGCCAGGATTAACATAAAGCGCAAGATCCTTGTAATCTTCCGGATTAGAACATCCGAGATAGGTCCTCGGAACTAAAGAAACCACTCTGAGTGCCGAACACACTATCGCTCGCCCGTTGAAGATCTTCGAGGCTATAGATCTCACTCAGCTTGTGAGTAGCTCCTAGCTTGAAGATCATCATGAACGCATAACGCAAGGCGTCTAGAGCATGATCGTCGAACTTCTGGGCATCCTCACGTACGTTCCGGAGGACCCGTCCAGCCGCAGATGGAGCTCGGTAGTTATTGAACTCTCGGATAGTATTGCGGCAAGACGGATCGATGTACAACCAAGGCTCTTCGATCGGAGTCCCAAACTCATCTGCTACTCCCGTCTGCTTGAGCTGAAGGTACGACTTGACGAGCTCCACACCTTCACGCCAACCAGACTCCCGAGACCCTGTTTCCTTTGCCGTTCCAGACTTGCTGCGTGGGTCGGCATAGCATGGAGCGAGCTTCGTAGAAACAGTAACAACCGACTCTGGAGACGCAGCATCACCAAAAGCAAGGTCAATCTTGTATCCGGCGGGCTGTTCCCTCGCTTTGATGAGGTTGATGTGCTGTTCAAGCATTAACCCACCCGAGTAGTGCTCACGCCAGACAAACACCTGACCCCATGGACTGACCTGGAATTCGATACACGCGAGTGGGTTAGTGAAGCCCCAGTCGAACGCCATGTAGTTTGGCCAGGCTGGATTGTACTTGTGCTGCTTGACGTGAGTAACCTCTTGAAACTCGTCGTAAATCTTACCGACAAACGCATTAAAGAGAGCTGCGATCTCTTGGTCGAAGAAGGCCGGTAGGACCGTCGCCTTGATCAGAGCAATTTCGGGGTCGCTCTTTCCCTCTGGATAGACGTAAGGGTTATCCCAGCTCGGAAACTGCCATGACGTATAGTCCTTGAACACTGGATCCGGCGACTGGCCCCAAGCCCAGAGGTTGTATAGCCAGTTGAAACCCTCAGGAGTTGTTGGGAAAGTAGCCCAACCGCGCGCGTCAGCCAAGGCAGGTCGGATGAACCTCTCCCATGTATCCGCCCGGTGCTTTGCAGCCTCCGACATGATCGCCCCGTCGAGCTTCTCACCAACGAGGTTCTCCGGGTGATCTGCACTTCGACACTCGATTCGCGTCTGCCAAGGGAACTCAATCCACATCTCTCCAGATCGCTTGGAGTACGCCTTCTTCACTCGCTTGTCTCTACCAAGCATCTTGCCGATAATCAAGTCGTCCCAGATAACTCGGAACTCCTTCTCGGCCAAGTCGTACGTCGGTCCAATAATCCAGAAGCGTTTCTTCGGCAAGAACAGCTCTGCGCCACAGTCCCGTGCAGCCATGTGGCTCTTACCAAATCGCCTTCCACAGCACGGGACTCGAAATCTCGAAGGTGAAGCATGGAATAGTCCCTGCTTAGGATGAGGGACGTATCCTACCAGTTCGAAATACTTCGCCTTCGAGAGGGTCATTAGAGGTTACTCGGTCCTCTCTCCGTCTTAGTAGCTTCGATCTTCACCGAAGTTCCGATCAGTGCAGGCGTGTTGGGGATCGCCCACGTCGCCCCACCCGCAGTCAACATTCCCGCGATGATGGTCGACCATTCACCGCTCGTGATTCCACCGTCCTTGAACGCGAAGAACATGAACACGCCAGCCGTCATACCTGATACGATGGCCTTGGCATGTGCATTCAACCATTCCGGAATGTTCATCAGAGCCTCACCCGCCCTTATACCGCTCGCAACCAAGGTCGCTTGGCCTCAGTTAATTGATCTGACAATTCCCTACGACCTTCTTGGTCGCGCTCGTAGAACGATAACGCCAGCTGAGCCTGCCGCCTCTTCACAATCAGGTGCGGGAGCAATTGCGTTAGCATATCTACTAGTCCTTGGCCAGACACATTCAAGACGTAAACGTTTCCCGTCTTGTAGGGGCCGTATACCTTGCCAACACCAAACATCTCCTGGATTAAGTCCAACGGCTCACGTACTCGTTGACCGACGGTCAGACGTATTTCCATGTAGCCATCTCGGTGGGTCGCCACGCGAACACAACCCTCACCATCGATGAACCCGGCCGCCCATCCTAGCTTATGCGGATCCATCTCGCCTCCAGGAGCTTATATAGAGGAATGCTTTACTGCGGAATGTACTTGACAGCTACTAGATCCTCATTCGGATCTTGCCGCTCATCGATGTTCGTGTAGATCTCGGTCGATGGCGAACTGAAACGACCGACGCGGCAGGTAATCAAGTTGCCTGCACCAAGAGCCGTAATTCGTGCAGTACGTACCTTCTGGAATTGCACGTTCCCACCGACAGTCTTCTGCACGAACACTTGGACGTGCCGACCGATTTTCGGCTTCCAGGTTGACATCTAGTCCTGCTTGCTACCACTGGAACTTGCCGTACCCTTACCACGAACCGTCTTAGCACCCTTGTAGCCACCCGCAACCTTGACCGGAACGGTCTTAGCAGCCGTCGTAGCTGCGCCGCGTGACGCCTTCGCAGGTGCCCTCTTCGGAGTTACCTTCTTAGCGATAGTCATCTCTCTACATCCCCTTTCGGACTGTCATATTGGACGCCTGCCGGCGCATGCGAGCTGAAAGACCCACAGGGGCGGCCATAGCCTTTCCGGCTGCCGCCTTTGTCGAACGTCCGCCAGCTTTAGCCACTTTCTGGCGGGGTGTCACAGCTGGCGGATCCTCGAACCTCTGGACGCGCTTTGCCTTCTTGATTGCAGTACTCGGTTGCTTCTTGCCGCCACTGATCATTGCGGACGTGTGTGTGTTACCGCTTCCGGTACTTCCACCGTCGTAGGCGCTCATGTGTCGTCCTTCACCCTTGCGATCGCAGCTGCTCTGTCCAGGACTGCCTGCCGTACAAAGCAGTCCTTCGCTTCGAGCAACTTGCGAAGACCTGCACTCATCTCGGGACCATCTTCGACTAATGTCAACATCGTCCGAGCCATCTGCGCGAACACTCTCGACGTATCGCGAAGTAGTCCCTCTGATAGGTGCGAGAACTCGAATAGAGGCTCGAAGTGCTTCACGCTCGGGTGACGATTCTCCCAAGGGTTCGCAGCATCGATATTCATACGTTGAATGCTCCTTCCTTAATAGCGGACAACAGGTGCTTCCAGGAACTGCGATCGATCTCGAGCACGTTCTCCGGATCACCCGTTGCCCGCAACAGGACCGTTACTGGTAGAGAAGCTGCTTCAACGCACGCACTATCGCCACAACTTTTGGCCTTGACAAACGCTACTTCGGTGCAAGCTCCTGAATCGCAGAAGCTCGACGTCTTGTACTCACTCATTCACCCTCCCTAACTAAGATCCTGACTCACAATGGCGAACGTCAGGCATATTACGGCGTCGCATGTCGTTCCTCTTAGTACTTGAAGTAAACGTTTGTCGAACCGGCCCCATGCTTCGCGGTTGCCTTGAGGATCGGCGCACCCCCACCAAGCGGCCGGATCTCCGGATCGATGTGAGGATCGTAAATACCGATTCGTCCATCAGTCGCAGGAAGAGCACCAGCCGGTGTAACGACGGAACCAGTATCGTCAAAGCTCACAGCTCCGACAGCCGATTCGCCGATGAAGAGTTCCGAACCACCCACACGCCCGTAGATGCGGTAGGATGCGCCAGCTTCTCCTGGCAGCGTAATCGTGCACTTGTTCGTAGTACCAGCACCGACCACTGTGGTACCAGCAGTACTGGCGAGCGTCTCAGCGCCACCTCTCACACGGCTAATTCGGTAGCTGTACGTCGCTGCCGTCAGCACTCCACCAGCTCCCGAGTTGGCAACGGCCGGCGCTGAAGGAGCGGCTCCCGAGTTGGCCTGAGTACCGTAGACCAACACGTTACGAGAGCTACCACCAGCGTCGCGGAACTGAACGGTATCTCCGATAGTTGCTGTCTTGACTGCCATTATGCCTCCATGTTTCTTCAGATACCACCCTCGGTGTTGCACAGCTGCACGGCTAACTTGGTGACTGCGTACCCACCGACCCCGGCAACCGCACTAACTCGCCATGCACTCCACTTGCCCGACGAAGCTGGATTGTACAGGGAGCACTTCACGTCCAGCGCGCCACCCCGACCGTTGGGGGCCGGTGTCAGGTAGATATTGTGAGCTACTCCGGGCTCGCCCAGGGTGAACGCGTCCCAGTAGCCGCCGATGGCCAGCACCCCGTCCAGGTCGACCGACGTGTTGCCCTGGCTGGGATAGAAGAACGGCCGGGTGCCGTCACAGGTGGCCGTGGTGCCGTCCATGACGAACGTGGAGTGCCGGACCGTGAGCGCGGCCCCCTGGTAGCCCTGCAGTGCGTCGCCGTGCCAGGCAACACCGGGGCAGCCGGCCTGCGGGATGCCGATGTTGGCATAACTATCTTCGATGACGACCGGCCCGCAGTTGGCCTTATCGCCGATCCGGAACCCCTCGGTGGGCCCGTCGATCTTCACCCGGCGCGCCGTGTAGCCACCGGTCCCGATCGCCTGCCCGTCGTTCTGCGTGGTCAGCACGGCCGGGTTGCGCAGCATCGAAACATCCTCGATCACCGTGCCGTGGCAGCTGCCGGCCACCTGATCATTGTCGATCGAGCCACCCTGAAACACCGACCTCCGCACGATTACGTTGGGCGCGCGGATGAGCAGGTCGGCCCCGTTAAGGAACGCTGCATCCTCCACGATAGCGCCAGCTGTGCTGACCACCAGATCGCTGGTGTAGGTCGTCTTAGCCACCCAGAACGGGCCGACCCCAGTAGTAAAAGCGCCCGGAAACGTAATGGTTCCCGGTGGTGTAGTAGTCGGTGTCGGACTCGGTACTGGCGTGGTAGTCGGTGGGTTCGTTGTAGGCGCCGGAGTCGTGGTCGGTGGTGCAGTCGTGGTCGGAGATGGGCTCGGAGTTGCAGTAGGGCTCGCGGTTACCGTCGGACTTGGCGTAACTGTCGGCGTAATCGTAGGCTCCACGGTTGGCGGTGGAGGACAATGGATGTCTGAACTACCATCCACCTGAATTACTCGCGTGCAGTTATCTCCGAACGGTACTACCTGGGCGACACCTTCTTGGCGCGCAGGCGTAAACGCTACGACCCCTGCGATTCCCACGACAATCGCTATGACCGCCGTTGGTATAATCTTCTGCATTTTACCCTCCTTTATATCTCAGGAACACTCGCCCCAGGCCTTTAACACACCCACAGGACTGCTGCTTTCCTTTGTCGCATTTTAACGCTCGTCGTTCTCCCCCAGCTTTGCGACAAGCGCCATAAGCATGTCGTCGATGTCTCCATCGCCTCGCCAGGCCCCACCAACAACGCCATCGATAATATACTGCGATGCCTTAAGCCGGATGTTCTCGTTGGCTGCGTGTGTAGACAGGAACGCCACGCTCTGCGCCGCCATCGGGGCTGCAGACGTGAGTATCTCTCGAGCTAGCTCGATGTTGGTCTTCTCGGGAGCTAGTACACGCTCACACTGAAGCTTCTGCAGCTCCGCATCCGGGGTCCACTCAGCGCGGGTGATTTCCCGACGGATCTCTTCCATCGTACCCTCCTGGGTTCTCAACTTTATTCTCTCCTATCTTTACTTTTTAGGCAACAATTCACTCTATCTGAGTAACAAATGCATTTTTTCCTTCGTACGTTACTTTATTTCATTGTCACCGCTATCTCTAGTGCTAGGATTAGTAGAGATAGATGATTAGACAAGAGAGATAGCAAGAGAGATGTGTTACTAGCGCGTTTACGTAGAAAGTATACCTGATTTGTCTAACTAACGTCTATCTGTTTCTATATAACCTGCTCACCTTGAAAATATCTCGCTTGCTTCTAAGACCCTCGGGGGGTTAAAGATCTTGAAACCTGCACTATAATATAGTTATCGCCAGCAAGAAACGTCTACACGATCATCGATGCGTCCATCGGCTACACGGACGAGTTGTAGGCAATCGTACCTTAACAATTACACAGGGAGAGATAGGGATCAGGTAGCTCCGAGGGGGTCCGGGTGGACCATGTAGTACCTACCTAAGGAGCACCAAATGTCTGGTACCAAGATCGAGATCACCGACGAGATCCGTTCCTCGTGGAACGAGATCCTCGACCGGCTGGTCACGAAGGAGTCGTACACCGGCTACGGGATCCACACCGTCCTGAACGCAGTACTGGTGCAGGGTGGCGCGGAGAAGATCCGCCCGCAGATGATGTACAACTACCTCCGCAACGGACTTATCGTCCGCGGCGAGAAGATCTTCGGCACGTCGCTTCGTGAGGTTACCGCGGACGAGGTGCGGGAGTTCGTGATCCGTTACGCCACGCGTAATGGAATCAAGATCAACCAGATCACAGAGATCGACCCGAACCAGATGGAGCTTGACCTCCAGATGTAGTTCGGCGTACCACCAGTACAAGTAATTAAGATCCACAAGTAGTAACCACCCGGACCTCCCCGAAGCTACCTGATCACGAACCAAGTCGTCCTAAGACCGCTCGGGCCCCCCGAAAATCGGACAAAGGAGCACGAGATGTTGATTCCCATTGGTAAGCCAGTCAAGTTGGCCGATGCGATGACGGACGTACTTACCCACGGCAAGCGATGCGAGATCTGCGAGCTGTGGGCCACGGAAGGTAAGGATCTTTACAACCTGAAGTGCTTGGATGGTTGGATCTTGATAACACGGATGTTGGAAGTCAAGAACACCTCCAAGTAAGGTAACAGGGTCCGAGCGGTCCTAAGGCGACTTGGTTACGATATGGGTTCCTGAAGCTGCTCGTCCAGGCCAGAATCGGACAAAGGAGCAGTCATGGTAGATAACATTCCCAACCCCGAGATGTGGAACTGGTTGATCGATACCAGTGATGCGTGGGCCGAGCACTCCTCGGATTGCGAGATCTGCGTTGAGCACGTCGACGAGGACGATGTCTGGAGGATCATCCAGACAGAGTGCACGATGGGTCGCCTGCTGATCGCCGCGATCAAGCAGGTAGAGATCGAGTTGGGTATCGCCCCTACTAACAGGTAAGTAAAGCCCCAGTAGTACCTGGACGAGCAGCTCCAAGTGCCCATATCGAGTATCGCGGCGGCGAGTAAAGCGTAACGAAGCCTCCGGTCCGAACGGTGGACCGTATGAGGATGACCCCCACCTGCCCAAAATCCGGATCGGAAGGGTACCCTCCGGATCTTGAAAAACAGGTCGGGTCCGACCCCGGGCCAGGTGCCGCTACACGAGCGTGCCCCGGGCAGTCGGCATCCTGGGGACGACCCCGGGTCTAAGGGAGCCAAAACACCCACGGGGGCAGCGGGGTTGGGTGGGCGAACTGCCTAATAAAACGTTTTATTAGATAGGGAGCTTTAATCTCTAGTAAAACGTTGGCTATTTTATCTGTGTAACAAATGGATACCTCCAATTGTCACTACGTCTATAGTATTATAACACCATATGTACATTCTAATATAAAGGAACCTGCGGGGAGAGAGGGAGGCACGTTGTCGCATTCACAGGATTTTAGTGAAATTATGGGCGAATTCAGGGGGATTTAGACCGATTTGGTATAGAAAATCGCCCCCTTGTGGTCATAGGGAGTTTCAGGGTATAATTTAGGTAAGAGGTTTTTATTAGGCAGCATAAAGGGGCATATTCCAATGGCTACGTCCAGAGACGAGTGGGTAACACCAGAAGAGCTTGCAGCCCTAGCGGAACATACCGATTACCCCCAAAGTCCCCAATTACCTAAATCTGGGGTTCTACCCTATCTCCCCGTAGTTATGGGAGATAGGGAGATAGGGAGGAAGCCGGGTCGACCGGGGATCTACCCTTGGCAGATATGGACGGATGGTAAGTACCACATCATCGAGTGTCTAACGGCGCAAGTTCCACGGTCCGTAGAAGCAATGAGGATCCGCATTTTAAAGCGAGCCTCGTTGGAAGGGCTATACTGTTGGACTCAGAGCCTGGGCGATAACGAACTCGGCTTCCAGTACTTTAAGACGGAGAAGGAAAAGCTGGCAGCCCAGATACGGCAGCGGGAAGACGAGTTCGACGCCCAGAACATGGAAGGGGAACCAGAGGATGGAACGGACTAAGGGTGGGTTACCTGATGATGACGACTGGTGGGACAATAGCATGGATGCCAAGATCCTATTCGAGCGTTGTACCCAAGTGGAGAAGGCAGTAACCAAGTACTTCGGACTGCCAGTTCAGGACGAGATCCTTGAACAAGTAGTCGAGCTAATGCGTGACCAATCCATCCTGTTTACGACGTTAGCACCGGAAGAGTTGGCTGGCATAGTCTACATCAGGTTTCGTACTGCGAATAAATAGCCCCATCAATAGCCCCCTTGTCCACTATATAGGGGTCTACTATACAATTAATGTGAGCGAGAAAAACTCGCGATAACTAAACAGTGACGAGGACAAAGCGTAGCAACTGCCCCTGTGGGGCTCGTTACCTCACAGGGGCCCTTGGACAAAGAGCACCTCACATCGACCACTTGTAGTCTATATGGGGGGCTGAGATATAATTATTGTAGCGACAAAAACTAAGCGTAGGAGCTAGGCAACAAGGCACAAAACCATAGTGACAGGTAACTCTAACCGAATGGAGTCTAAATGAATCGGGTGGTAACCCTCGAGGAGATCGAGGCAGACCGCGAGAAGCGCGAGGGGCTCGATTGGAGTACAGCGCGACTCATGACAAGCATGATGCGACCGTCACACATGCGAGTCAAGATCGGTAAGCGTCCAGTAAGCAAATCAGGTTCGTTCAATCAGAGCCTGATCAGTAGGAGTCCGGGGAGTTCTCAACATCCTGGTCTTGACTTCGTCAAGGCAGTGTACAGTGAGAGAACCGGACAGGAGAGCGAGCACTACGCGTAAGGGTGCGAGGGGGAGCGAGAGCTCCCCTAAGCACTTTGCCCCGAAGTACCATTGGACAGGTTCATAGGTAATCGCGGGGGTTACCTACAGGTAATCTACTCCACCGTCAAGGGAGTAGCATGTATCATCCGGAGGGTATGGCAGCGCTCGTAGCTGTCATATGTGCACCTGACGATGTCGAGAAGATCATGGCATCGGAACGTGCCAAGGCAGCGAGAATGACGCACCAACAAGCACTGCAACGGGCGATCGACATGAGGAGATCGCAGGTGCTGAGGCTCGCAAGAGCGTACTACGCAACGAATGAGCAGGACTACGTCGAGATCGATTGGCGTAGCGGTTACGCGAGGAACGGACTGCAGAACCTCGCGAGGCTGGATCGACGAAACCTGCAGTAGTTGCAGGAGCCCGATTAGGAAGCGCCCCTGTGGGTGTTTGCCTAGGCCATCGCAGGCGAGTCGGGTGCGAAAGGAGGCCATGATGGATATCACCCTACAACAGGGTCATACTATCTGGTTTGCACTCGAGAAGTACAAGGGGAGCCTCCAGAAGGACCTCGACACTAAGTACGGAGGCCATCCGAGGTTCGGTCCGGAGGACGAAGTGTTCCTGAACGACGAGATCAGCCGAGTGGAGGATGTCCTAGCAACGATGAAGGCGCAAGGATACAATCCGTTCAGGTAACGGGGGCGAAGGAGTGCAGCTTCAGTGTAGCGGCTCCTTCGACGAAAGGAGGGCCATCATGATTCTGGTCCGCAAGTACGAAGTGACCATTCCCGACGAGCACCTCGAGAAGATCGAGGCGGAAGGGTGGCCGCAGGGAGAACTGCTCATGTGTTGTGCACTGATGTCGGACATCGGCGACTTCGATCCAGCCGTGCTCGTCAAGTGGACAGAAGGCACGCTCGAGTGGATGCCTGAGTACGATGTGTACGACGGGCCCATGAAGGTACTCTACACAGTGCCGGGCTGGACTATTGCAGAATACCCCCATACCGTCGAGTAAGGGGAGAGCCCAGACCCGAAAGGGGTAGGCCGTCATAGGCAATCTGGGCGCGTGGAGGAACGAAGTCATTACGGTCCTCTACTGAACGACGAACCAAGGCAGAAGGGAGACCTAATGGAACACAAGGTCATCGAGCTAGCCAAAGGGACGTTCTGTTCGGAGTGTGGCGAGAGCATGTACGCCGCAGGTCCGGAGTGCGCCACTGTGGAAGCGAGAGAGCGTGTGTACCAGAAGGTAAGGCGGTCCGAAGGCCGGCTGTTGGTAGTCTGGTCGCCTGAGGAGTGCGCAGCTGTGAAGGACCTCTTGAGGAGACTTCATAGGATCGAGCAGTAACATGCAGGGTCATACAGCTTTAGGGACGTGCTCAATGAAGCTGTGTGGCCCTGTGGGTTACTTAAAGACAGGAACCCGCTTGCATAGAAGTGAGGGTGCAATGACCAAAGTGACGAAGAGTGTGGGATGCAACATGGCCGATGGTGGTTGTGGGGCATTGCCGGGTGAGGGCTGCATCAGCAAGACCGGTGGGCCTACGGGAATACACAAGGCGCGCAAGGATGCGTACGCGCTCATGCAACACAAGAACGAGGTCAGTGCGGAGCAGAAGATCGAGACCGCATTGGCCAAGACCGTCGAGTCGCTGGGCTACCCGGCGGAGGGTATGGAGCAGGCCGTCGAGCGTGTACTTGGGGCCGACTGGGACGAGCCGGCCAAGAGGCTCATGCGCAAGGAAACCCGGATCAATCAGATCCTCTGGGGTATCAACTTCGCCCGTGTGACGATGGGTACCCCGCAGGAGCAGATCGACCGCAACTTGGCCGAGCTGTTGTACGAGGCCGAGATCTCGGATGGTATGATGCCGTAAGGCATGGGGAGGCAAGGGGTCAGAGCCTTGTCTCTCGCGAAAGGGGGGTTGCGAATGTATCGTAGGATTGAGTTCCTGCTATTCCAGGCTCTCATTGCTGGTGTTGGTGGGCTATTCCTATTCACTGCATACCTCGACAAGTAAGGGAGGAAAACGTGGAAATCTATCACGTCAACCCTAGTGATGTACGGTGGCGGCACGAGAAACAGCCACCGTCGGAGCGTACGTGGAAGGTTCAGGGCGGACGGCTCTTGATGGAAGGTCAGATCGAGCCGATCGAGGTGGTCAGGGAAGCCGATGGTACACTCAGGGTGAAAGAGGATGCCTGGGTATACGCAGAGGCACAGCTCGTAGCAATGATCGAGCTCGGATGGGACGACACTCTCGTCACCTACTGAGCTGGGGCCTATCAGGTACATCATCGCAGGCCTGGTAGGTACGAAAGGAGGTGGACATGTTTCCTGGAAAAGGAATCCACCTGGTACTGAACGAAGAGGTACTGCACTTCGTTCAGAAGGCACTTGGCGACGTCAACGTCTGCTTCATGGATGAGGCGAACGACGAGTCGCCGGGTATCGTCATCGACGCTCTCACGGGCGACGGAGACGAGCAGGGCGAGATGGAATTCGAGTGGACCGAGGAGAACGACAGCTTCGGTCACAAGGCCATCACGAAGATGGCGTACAAAGAGGGTGAGTTGCGGGTGACCGTCGTACTCACCAAGCGGGGAATGCTCGCTCTCGATATCAGGGAGTGGTACGAGCCCGTAGGGAACCCAGCTTCGAGGTCGTAGAACATAGTGGTACAGGGACGTAATATATAGAAAGCTAATCAGTCCCTGTGCCGCCATGTCCGACTTGGAGGTTTGAAATGGTGACGAGTAGTTACGAAGCGTACCGGCAACTGGCTGAAAAGTTCATGGCTAAGTACCGAGCCGTGCAGGCCCTGATAGAGAGCATCGAAGAGCGGGCAGTATCGGACATCGGCGATAAGTATGTCGCTAGTGTCCGATTGAAGCAGGATCAAGTCTACATGGGTTATGTTGGGGATCGTCGAGCCTATCAGGAACAGGCGACGATCTTCGCCCAGTTCGCACTGATGTACAAGTAATTGTGCCTCTTCGGATACTTCCGGCCACGAAAGTATCCGTTGAAGTCCAATTAGTTGTCAGGGTATACTTGGACTAGTAAGGAGGTGGATATAATGCATAGGTGGGCTGAAACGATTGGTGAAACCCTGTACGTACCAATGATCGATAGGTACCTGCATAGAGGGAAGCACCGTAAGCCTGGGTTGTGGGCGAGCGGATTGCACATGATGAGCCTCTTCGCTATATCCATGTAACAAGGGCCTTTGGGTTGGAAGACCCACAGGGCCTGCGAAAGTGGTAAGGCGCACACATTGGAGCTCGATATTGTCGAATCCTAACTAAATAAAGCCCTCGCCAGGTATTGGCCGCTAGAACGGATAGCGACGGAGGTTCGATTCCTCCCGAGGGCACGTGAAGACAGATGTGCAGTACGTGCAGTATAGCCCGCAGACATCAATGCGGGCTGCGTTCTTTATCGGTACGATCCTCTCATGTGGACTGGCCATACCTTTCTGGGCAGTCTACGAGATCGTGCAAGCGTTCAAGAAGAGCCCTAAGAGGCCCGCTTGAAGTCGAGAGAGGTGTCCCGCGTATAATTGAAGATAGAGAGGCAGGTGATTCCAATGAAGCGCGACTGGAGTTGGGTCTAATTCCCAAAGGTCGCCATCAGGCCCGTAAGCAGCCATTGTCGTAGGGCCGCATTTGGCGAAGATGATCCTGTCATTTCCCGAAGTTGGGAGGACATCATGCGGTTGAGTGCCTAAAGGCCGTACGGTTCTAATCTCAAGGGGAGTTTTGCACAAGTCGGAAGCGGAAAGTCCTCGTCACTGGGAACCCGCTTCCGACGAGGGAAAGAAGCTCATGGAGAGCCGCTCACGTAGACACCGAGAGTTTCTTGTCCGATTCCTCAGGTGTTATGCGCTGCGAAGTTGCAGATCGGGTTCGATTCCCGACTTTCCCACGTAAGTAAACCGTCAAGGAGGTAGCAGTGAAGGTGCGAGTGTACCACACCGTTCGTACCACCCAGGACGTCGACATCAGCGCCTGGAAGAATGCGGACGGCAGCCAGATGACCAACGAGGAGATCTTCGTCGAGCTGCGGGTGCAGCCCGATGAGGATCGCTGGGAGAGCGTCGTGGCGGGCATTGCGAGTGGAACCGCCAAGTCCACTTACGTCACGACGTACCAGATCATCGACGACAGCGGCATGCCGATCGAGTCGGCGACCGTCGGCGACCAGGACATGAAGGTCGTCAACCCGAGCGCATCCTACCGCATCTACGGGCGTACGGAGCCACACCGATGGTGACCGTCGGGCAGTACGCACGCACGGCCACCGTCGACGACGGTCATGGCTTGAACCGGCCGTCGTACGACGAGTAGGCATTACAGCGCCTGAGCTACCGCTAGGTAGCCGCCTTTACCAGAGGGCAACAGGAAGTGAAGGTTCGAATCCTTCCAGGCGTGCGTAACAAAAAGAGCCCCATAAAAAACTTCAAGATCCCGCTTGCAGTCCAATGGAGTGTCCAGCGTATACTTGAAGTAGCAAGCAAGGAAAGCGTCAACGACAAGGAGACTACAATGACGCAGACCACTCCGACCTTCGAGGACGCCTCTGTGGTGGAGACCGACCAGCCGGAAACGGATCTGGACCTCGAGGTCAACGACGACAGTAACCTGGACGTGGACACGCCGAGTGACGAGCTCGACGAGGTCGCCCCGGAGACCGCTGCCGACGCGTCGAAGCCGGCGAAGGCCACTTCGACACCCCGCACGAAGGCCCCCGATGGGTTCGTGAAGCCCGTCGAGTTCGCCAAGCTGCTGTCCATTCACCTCGGCAAGGCGGTCCCGCCGCAGGTGGTCTACAGCTACGTCAAGAACAACGTCGGAGACGGCAAGAAGAACCCCTTCCCGATTCACGAGCTGGATGGGTACGCGTGGTACATCAAGCCCGAAGAGGGTTTGGCGTGGTGGGACGCGAAGAACTCGCGTGTCACGGCTTCGAAGGAGGCCCGCGCGGCCAAGGAAGCGGCGAAGGCGGCAACGCCTACGACCGAGGCCGAGGGAACCGCTGACGAGACCCCGGTCACTGAGGCGGAGTAACAAGGAGAGCTGGTCGGCTGAAACAAGGCCGTAGCATCGAAGCAGCCAGTTCACGCAAACCACATGCTATACCGGCCGATGACGACTTCGAGTGCGTACAGCACCGGGGAAAGATGTGGGGAGAAGTCGGGAGAGACAAAGCCAGGTTAGGACGGCTCTCGGCGATGATGGGAAGCAGGAACACCTTGCTTCCCATCGCGGGCGGTTAGCTCAATGGTAGAGCGATTCCAAGGCTATTCCTGACTTTACGATGACATACCGTCTTCCCCTGCAGGAGGCGACCGTAAAGCACAGCGAGTGGTTCCTGGAAGTACCGAGGTTCGAATCCTCGACCGTCCACGTAAGTTACGTCAAGGAGGGTGCAATGTACGAGAATGACGAAGAGCACGACCCGGCGATTGAGGCTTTCCGCGCGGAGCGGGCGGCCGGACTGGCACTGCGGGACGTCGAGGAGAAGCGGCGGATCGTCCTAGATCTGGAGAACGCCTTCTTCACCTTCGACCATGAGGGTGCGGTCTGCACGTTCAAGAAGAAGTTCAACGGCTCGAACATCGTGTACGCCTACGCGGCCTTGAACGTCGCCGGACGGTGGTACACGACCGGTTCAACCAATCGTGACGGCTTCACCACGGAGGACTTCATCCTCTGGCTTGCCAGTGGCAATGAACCGACGAGGGAAGTGGACTTCCTCTAGTACGGCGTGGGGAAGTGCGTTAGCCTATGCGAGTGGTCACCACGTTAAAGGACGCACATGCTGGTAGGGGTTAGGCCAGTGCAAGGGGAGTCTGGTTGTCGCAACGAATGCACAAGCGCGAGTGCGACTCGACTGCAGGGGATGGGCCCTTAAGGGTGAGCTGCAGACATGGAGGTTCGATTCCTCCTCTCCCCACGAGCACAGCTGGTTCGCAGACCCGCAAACCGTAAATTCGGATAGCGACTGAGGTCAGCTGTGCGAAGCTTCAAATGATAGGATGCCGCACTTGTAGTAGCTGGCTGGTGCAGGTGTGTGCTGTCCGCATGGAAGCGCGGTTGACGGCGCAGCTTCCAGGAGGAAGGGGTCGGTCGAGGTATCTATGTACTGCAGGACGGTGCATAGCGACCAAGGTCGGCCCCTTTCTTTTGCGCCATTAAAGGATCTTGAAATGACAGCAGACTAGTCCAGCCCTGTGGGGCTTCGTAGGGTGTAACAGTGTGTTACATAGATATCTAAATAGCACCGTTGAAGTCCATAAGGTAGTCTGCTGTATAATTAGAGATAGGAGGCAACACATGCTGAAGTACAACCTGACAGACGAAGATCTAGAGCTGCTCGATGATGCCCTTGACGACGCCATAACCGTCGCCGAGGGCGTTTTGGAGATTCACATCGAATCGGATCAGACCCCTGAGACGATCGAAGAGTTCATGGAGGTCGTCTCGGACGCTCAGGATCACCTCACGGCTCTTAAGACACTACAACAGAAGCTACGGGGTTAACATGGCGATTGACGGTCGGATGGCTGAACCTGCGGAAGACCAGAGGGTAGACCTAACTGTTGTGCCTGCAGTGTTCGAGCATGCTGTGCGGGTTTACCGGGAGATGCAGAAGCACTCTGCGCCTGACAAAGAGTCCGGCCTGATGGTGTATGAGGGGCACTTAACGAATTTGTTCAAGAAGCTCCTGTTGAGTGTTCCTTATTACACCTTGCTCAAGAACCAACTCATTGGTATGGGCTGCATCGAACAAATACGACGTGGTGGCGGTAACGCTACGAGCAGATGGGTGCTCTGGAAGGAACCTGAGCTTGACGCTTGGAAGGACTTCACACCCAAGAGGGCGCGTCGAGGGAATGCTACCCAGCAAATGGCAGGGCAGATCAAGGATCTACACGAGCGTGTCAATAAGTTGGAAGAACTATGCGCGTACATGGCAAGGATGATGCCGGATAGGAGTTGGAAGTGACGACACTGGAAGAAGCAAGTAGATGTCCGAAGTGCCTCCAACCGAGTAAGTACTCTCATGAGGCACCTGTTCCACTCCGTAACAAGGACGGATCTCGCAAGTTCGGTGTCGAACCTGGTACGGTGCTTAAGGTGTACATCTGCGAGAACGTTCGATGCCGATGGCACACTCAGGTTAGTCGGATTATTCAGGTGAACCCTGATGGATCGATCCCGGAGCCTGAGACGAAACGCATTAAGGAGTTTCCAGCCCGTCCCGACCTTGTCAAGCAGGTGCAAGACCAACTCGACGAGCAGGTTCGTCTTGAGACGGGCGACGAAGGTACGGCTGAAGTTCGACGCTGACCAACTAGTTAGACTTTAGAGAGACAAAAGGCTATGTGTTTGTACTCAGGTAGTATATTCCTTTTGTCTCTCTGAGGTCTAAGCGGGTTAGACGTTTGTTAGACAGTCTTGCTAGGCTTAAGGGGATTTGGGTGGCAACTCGAAACGATATGTACAAGGCACAGTATATCGAGTACAAGCAATTACAGCGCGCCTGGTACGAGTTGTACGTCGATCAGAAGGACAATGGTGAGCGACTAGCTGACTGGATACAAGATATGCACCATCCACCGGCAGGGCTCGGACGTCTGCTAGTGGAGATCGTATCGGAGTGCGTCGATACTATTCAGGAACAGATGCAGGCGTTGTGCAACGCGGGCGAGCTCACTGAAGATACGCAGTTCGAATACGCAACAGATGCCTTGGGTAAATCAGCTGCCATGATCGGTGTTCGGATGTTTCGTCTTGGGCAAGAGACTGCGTACAAAATTAAGTACGACGATCTCACGCCCTGCACATGCACATCCATGCCCGATGATGACCTCGAGAACTTCCTGAAGCGAGCAGCTGAGGGACCTCAGGTGGTTGAAGGAGATGGGTGGGTGATCTTCGACTTCGGAAAGGAGGAAGAGAAGTGAAACTCCTGGAGTGGCTAGAGTCGAAGTTGATCGAGGAGGATCATGGCTACGAGACGCCTTGCCTAGTTTGGCAGGGAGCTCTCGGAGGTCACGGCGGGTATGGAATTGCTACTTGGGTTGTCGCAGGACAACGGATTACCCGAATGGCGCATGTCGTGTATTACGAAGTGACTATAGGACCGATAGCAGAAGGTCTGGAGCTCGATCACCTTTGCAAGTTCCGGCCTTGTGTAAGGCACACCGAAGCAGTTACGCACGAAGAGAACATGCTGCGAGCTCGCAAAGCGGTGTGTAGTAACGGTCATACTAGAACTGAAGAGAATACGTACTACCACCCACGAACAGGTATTGTCCATGGGTGTAAGGATTGCCGACGGGAAGCTGTTCGGCGGACCCATAGGAGGTGATGCAAATGCGCCTATATCCTTTCCAAAAAGCTATGGTGGACAAGTTTGTCAATGTGCCATCCGTGTTGTGTGGAGATGAAATGGGTACTTGACTGGTAAGACGTACGAAGCAATCGCCCTAGACCTCCGCAGAAGGACAACACGTCTCAAAGGTATGCGACAGACAGACTTTAAGACGCTAGTCGTAGCACCGACATCTGTCATCTCGTCCTGGGCCTGGCACATCCAACAGATGTGGCCTGGGGCTAGAGTAGTTATGATCGATCCTAAGAATAGGGATGACTTTATCAAGAAGCTGAGTCAGCCCTATCACTACTACATCATCCACTGGGAGGCTCTTCGTCTTGTCGACGAGTTGCAAAGTCTGCAATGGTACCATGTAATTGCGGATGAAGCACATAGAGCCAAGAACCGTAAGGCACAACAGACACAGGCACTAAAGAAGATCAACACCCGTTGCAAGACGGCATTGTCTGGCACTCCAGCCGACAACAAACCACAAGACTTGTACTCCATCCTTCAGTGGCTCTACCCAAGAGTATGGACGAGCTACTGGAGGTTCGAACACTACTTCATCAAGACGGAACCGCACAATCAAGGTCCATGTGCGGCAGAGGGTTGCAATGGTTACCACCAGAGGCCTTTCCGCAAGCAGGTAGGTGTTGCAAACGTCGAAGAATTACTCGAATCCGTCGAGCAGTACTACCTTCGAAGGTTGAAGGAAGACGTGATCGCCGATCTGCCCGATAAGTACTACACCGAGATCGAGGTGACACTCTCACCTCGGCAGCGGAAGATCTACGAACAGATGGCGAAGGACATGCTTGCGTGGATAGGCAAGCATGAAGAGGAACCAGTCGCGGCGCCAATCGTTATGGCGCAGCTCGTTAGACTAAAGCAGTTCGCACTGGCCTACGCAGAGATCGAGATGGTAACAAGGCGTAGGCGGGAGTGTCCTGAAGATGGGTGCGAGGCAGGATGTATTGGACATGAAGTTCGACGAGTCAAGCTCTCTGAACCAAGTTCCAAGCTCGATGTGGTCATGGAGAGGCTTGAAGACAACCCAACGGAACAATTCGTCGTCTTTAGTGAGTCGAAGCAAATCATCAACATGCTCGCCGCAAGACTCACGAAGGCCAACATTACACACGTTGCTCTCACTGGGGACACGCCGCAGGCGGATCGTGGAGGCTTGGTGGATGATTTCCAAGCCGGAAAAGCACGTGTATTCGCAGGTACTATCCACGCAGGAGGCGAAGGCATTACGCTTACTGCAGCTTCGACCGTTATCTTCCTTGACCGAACGTGGAATCCTAGTCGGAATCGGCAGGCTGAAGATCGTCTGCATCGTATTGGTCAGAAGAATGCCGTCGAGGTAATCGACATCGTCGCAACAGATACGGTTGACGGTGGTCGGTTGCAGCAACTTGAAATGAAATGGTCTTGGCTCAAGGAGTTACTCGGCGACAGGATCCAGGAGGAAGCACGTGACGCATCACTACTGGCATCATGAGGGTGTTACCGACCTCGATGCAATGCGTTCGGACGCGAACTATCGTCTGAGCGATAAGTACTGGTCTCATCCCGAGGAGTCAATCATCCACAAGCACCCGTCTAACACGTCGTGCGACGAGTACATGCACGAGCACTTCACATTCCCCGAGCAGAAGGACACCACCGAGGAGCAGGGGACAACCATTCCGGCTGGTACGTTAAAGGTCGGAGACGAGATCAGCATGAGGGCTGCAGGCATGATCGTCGACCTTGTCGAGATGCAGAAAGACGGTCTTCTCAAGACCTGGAATGACGAAGAACACGACGGTCCAAGGCTTTGAAGACGTGGCGGTAGGCTGAATTAGCCTACCGCCTATTCGTATCTCTAGAGAGGTTCTAATGGCGAAGTATGTGGTACTGGCTTTTGACAACGACGAGGAGGCTGACTCCTTTTCATCCACCATCATCAACGCTGGACCTGCTCCTGAGGGTTCACATCAGTCACTCAACGTAGTCGGAGTGTTTAAGCGTCCGACGTTATTTTGTGAGTGCACAACGAAGGATGACAAGAGCGTTCGAGGAGCTAAGTGGGGCTGGTGGCTTCATAAGGCATGCGGCAAGCCGAAACGTGGAATGACTCATCATCCATGGAATCTACTTCATCCTGGCGCAAAGCTAACCGACAACCTCTACATTGGAGTACGAGAAGGTGGAAACAACACCCCGCCGAGTTAAAGCTAGACCATGCCGTCACTGTGGAATGGAGCTCTGGTGGAGAGGAGACTTCTGGAAGGACGAATTGAACTACAAAAAATGCCCTGACAACAAAACACATAGACCAGTTAACTCGCTCCGACCGGAACAGAAAAAGAACATCACGAATCTCAAGACTATCAATGCCGGCGAAGGTCCGAAGAACCCCACAGGGCCGAACGGTGTATTGTCCGGACCTTAGTGTTGCTATGAATGTGTTACTTAATCGTCTAACATGAGATCTATAACAACGAGGCTATGGGCCCCTTGTAGTCAACATGTTAACCAGGGGTATAATTGGTGATAGGAGGGTAAGTTGAAAATAAACGACTACATCCCAGCCAAACTAACACATGCGATCCATAACAGCGAAGCAGCATCTTACCGTAGTTGCCGTCGTCGATGGAACTGGTTGTTCAACGATCGGTGGTATCCGATGACAACTGCGAAGCCGCTCGAGTTCGGGTCTGCGTTCCATAAGGCCCTAGAGACTTGGTACGATCCGTCGATGTGGGGGAGAGACCCTGAAGCTAGGCTGACACTATCTCTTCTCGCATTCAAGCAGATGACGGCGAACCAGAAGACTGAGTTCCTCAAAACTACAGACGGACAGATCGATCCCCTCGTCGAAGAAGACTACGCTGAGCGTGTCTCCTTGGGCGAGGGGATGTTGCGTTATCACTGTCAGAAGGTAAGTCCGAGGCTCGATCAACAGTTCAAGCCGATCAGAGTCGAGATCGAGTTCGAAGTTCCGATCACCGACCCCGAAGGTAACCAGCTCTGGTGCAAGTGTGCACAGTGTTGGAAGCTTTATCACAAGTACGCATGGGAGCACAATCTCATCGTCGACGAGCATATGCTCCGTGATAACTGGGTAGGTCTTCCTGTCACGTTCGGTGGTCGCATCGACATGCTGGCTGAAGACGATCTCGGTCGGCTGTGGATCTTCGACTGGAAGACCGCTGCAAGGTTGTCTGGACAGGAAGAGCAGGATTCTCCAGACGAGTTCATCCAGCTCGACACCCAGATAACATCGTACTGCTGGGCCCTATGGCTCTTGGGAATTCCTGTGGCTGGCTTTGTTCACCACGAGATCAAGAAGGCGTTCCCGATCGAGCCTGAACCGAACAAAGTGAAGCGCAAAGGTGCTTGGTACTCCGTCAACAAGCAGCAGAACACGTCCTACGAGTTGTACTTCGAGACGGTTAGCGAAGGCGATCCTCTCGGTCTCGCTTCAGGTGCATACGACGAGTTCCTCGAGTACCTCAAGAACGAAGGACCACACTTCTTCAGTCGCAAGCAGGTCACTCGGAGCGAAGCTGAGCTCGCCAACTGTGGACTAGATCTGTACAAGATGGCGAAGGAGATGATCGATGAAGACCTGGCGATCTACCCTTCGCCAGGACGATTCGGTTGTACCTTCTGTGCTTATCGCCAGCCGTGCATCGGCGCGAATCGCAACGAGGATATCGAGTACATGTTCCTCTCCAACTTCGAGAAGCGCGAACGTCGCTACTGGGAGACAGCTCCTGTATCGACCGAGAGCAAGGGTGGTCAGTAATGCGTGACTGGACCATTGGCATTTTGTATGGCCTCCTAATCTTAGGAGCGCTTCGTCTCGTGGTGTACGTAATCCGGAGACGACAGGATGTCCGTCCGAAGTAGTGAGGACGGGTTAAGAAAGGAACAGCATGACCAGATCGATCAATGCCACTGTAAGAGAGCTCACCCCAACGACAATCGCTGGACTGAAGCTCGAGCGCGCCGCCGATGTGGATCCGCACTTCAACTTGCTGGTCTATGGCAAGTCAGGCGTCGGCAAGACGCGACTCGCTGGCTCATCGTACGACGTACCTGAGATGCGTCGGGTGCTCTACATCGACATCGAGGGTGGCATCATGACGCTTCGTAAGGAGTTTCCTGGTGTAGAACGAGTTCGAGTAACATCCTGGAAAGACATGCAGGCGCTCTACGACAGCCTGTATGCCGGCGGTCATGGCTTCAGGACCGTCATTCTCGACAGCCTAACTGAGATCCAGAAGTTCAACATGGACGAGATCATGCGCAAGCTCGTTGATGCGAACGAAGCTCGAGACGAAGATGTCCCATCCATTCGTGAGTGGGGCAAGAACCTCGAGCAGATCCGACGGTTCGTTCGAGCGTTCCGGGATCTCCCGTTGAACGTGATCTTCACTGCACTTGACATGCAGAAGGAAGATCGGCTCAAGCGTCCCATCAATCTTCCATCCCTCAGTGGCAAGATGGCAGGTGAGGTAGCAGCCTTCCTGGACATCGTGCTATACTACTCAATGAAGGAGGTCAACGAGGACGGAGAGACCAAGCAAGTACGTGTTCTCCAATCCGCAGCCACAGAGTCGACGATCGCAAAGGATCGCTCGGGGCTACTACCGACAGTCATGGTCGATCCCGACATGGAGCAACTGTACGAACTAATCGTTCGCCGTACTGGAACGATGGCAGCAGCGAAGAAAGAGCCTGTACAAAGTGCACAACCGTTCATCACAGATGCGGAACTCGCAGACCTCACAAACTGAAAGGTAACAAATGCAGCCCAACGATGACCAGATGATGGACAACCAGGGCGATGGCCTCTACGTCAACTTCTCCGAGGAGGAGGCGGCCAGTGAAGGCCGTGACATCGAGCCACTCCCGAGCGGTAAGTACCTCTGCACCATCACCGACGTTGATCTTCGCGAGAGCAAGTCGGCGAAGAATGCAGGCAAGCCGTACTACGCGATCGAGTTCACAGTGGTCGCCGACAAGCGTGGTGGCCAGTACGTCAACCGCAAGTGCTGGACCAACGCGATGCTCTTCAACCCGGCACTATATACTATCGTTCAGATCATGAAGTCGACCGGTTGGGACGTTCAGTCGGGTCGTGGACGCGTTCCTGAGCCCTCCGAGCTTATCGACAAGCAGGTCGTGGTCGGCGGCATTCTGGTCGGCGAGACGAAGGACAAGGCCGACCCGACTAAGGTGTACCCGCCGAAGTTCGAGCCGAAGTCGTTCATGCCTCCTGAGAAGTGGGATGCAACGGGCGGTGCGATCACCGGCAAGAAGGCGACAGCAAGTGCCAAGAGCTCGCTTCTGTCGTAGCTCCTGAAGACCGGAGTAGGCACTCAGCGCTGCTACCGTGGTTGGCAGTAGAACCACAACCAACTGAGTGCCTACTCCCTTTCAATTGAATAGGCGGTGAGCTATGACATCACCGTCTCTGACGCCAGAAGAACGACGCTCGAAGCGATCCACGTTCTTCAAATTGGTATTCGGACCGAACTCAAGCGGGTTTGTCTGTATATCGCACAAGGCGATCGAGAGCGGAAGGTTCTCCGAAGAGTTCTTTCAATATCCAGAAGAACTCACTCGTATGTTAGTGCACATCGAAAGCGTTGCAACAAAGGGTAATACCTACTTTTGCCCGCAACTCTTGAAGTCGAGAGAACGACTCCCTGGTGCAAGGAGTGCAAGAACTAAAGAGAACGTCAAGACCTGTGCCTCCGCATGGGCAGATCTCGATACTTGCAAGCCGGAACTTCTTCTTGTCGAACCAACAGTACTACTTGAGACGTCAACAGATAGATGGCAGGCCCTGTGGGTATTTGAGAGGCCAGTAGAGCCTGCTGTCGCAGAGCAAATCTCAGCTAATATCGCATATCACCACGTAGCTGATGGTGCGGATACTAGTGGTTGGGATCTGACACAACTACTGCGGGTACCACTCACATTCAATTTTAAGTATCCAATCCCCCTAACCGTAAACATCACAAAGGTCCATACAACCTACTATGCTCCTGACGACTTTAATGAGTACCGAGAAGCACGAATCAACACACGTACGCATGATCCGATGCCACAAGTTCTGCCTACCGAATCAGCACTCGATATTATGCAACGATACCGCAAGACGCTCAACTCGATCGCCTTTAGTCTGCACAGTGTTGCACCTGATCAGTCGACTAGTGATGGGGGTTGGAGTAAGCCTCTCTGGCAGCTAGAGATGCTGCTGTTCGAGGCAGGTATGTCTCGAGAAGAAGTATTCACAGTTACTAGCGATGCGGCTTGCAACAAGTACAAACGTGATAACAAACACCCTAAGCTGCTCTGGAACGAAGTATGTCGTGCGTACGTTGCGACGGTTGAAAAACTCAACATTCTTGTACCTGAAACCGAGAAGGTAGTACCGTTAATCAGTGATACAGAACTTGCATCACTAAATGGAACGTTTACATTCGTCGAGAGGTATATCAAATGGGCAAGTAGTCTTGGAGATGCAGCAGTACAATATCATCAAGCAGGAGCCTTCATGATCCTGAGCTCGCTCTTGGCTGGATCGATTCGATTACCGACATCGTTCGGAACGATCATGCCCAACCTCTGGTTCATGCTACTAGCTGATACGACTTTAACTAGAAAGTCGACAGCGATGGACGTAGCGATGGAGATACTCGAGGAGGTTGATCCAGATGTACTACTAGCTACGGATGGATCTCTTGAAGGGCTTATGCAGAGCCTTGAGATACGTCCTGGAAAGCCTTCTATGTTCTTGCGAGATGAGTTCTCTGGACTGATTGAAGCTATGTCCAGAAAAGATTACATGGCAGGAATGGCCGAGGCTCTCACTAAGCTGTATGACGGCAAAACAATGAAGAGAGTTCTAAAACGTGAAACAGTCACAGTAAAAGAACCATGCCTACTCATCTTCGGAGGTGGAATCAAAACGCGTGTGCAGAGCCTATTAACACTCGAACATGTAGCTTCGGGCTTTGTACCACGATTCATCTTCATAACAGCTGAGTCAGATGTAAGTAAGCTCCAGCCGCTTGGTCCTCCGACTGAAGAGAACTTAGAAGCCCGTGAGCTCCTCATAGAAGAACTCACCGAGCTTAGCGGTAGATACCAATCCAATGTGGAAATAACTGTCAAGGGTAAGGTAGTCGGTGTTAGCAACGATCGTACCATGGCAAAACTGACTCCTGATGCTTGGCAAAGATACAATCAGCTCGAAGCAACTCTATTGTATGCGGGTGTTAGTAGTGATCAGCCAGACATTATGACACCCATGTACGACCGATTAGCTAAGTCGATGCTCAAAGCTGCCGTTCTTATTGCGGCGACTAGATTGCAGGGGGAGACCGTCGTAGTTGAACTGGAAGATCTTCTCTTGGCGATCAAGTACGGTGAGAGCTGGCGTGGTTATGCGTTGGAGATCATCAATGGAATCGGACGTACTGCCAACGAGATCATGCTGCAACGCATCTACCAATCGATCAGGAAGCATCCAGGTATTTCCAGGTCGAAGTTGATGCAGTGGTATCATCTTGACGCAAGAGGAGCTGAGGTCCTCTTTATGACAATGGAACAACGAGGATTGATCCTGGCAACAAGAATGGGTCGAACATGGCTATACGAAGTAGCCGGAAGGATGATTGTTAATGACAATGCCAAAAGTAGTAGCAGTAGTTAGTGGTGGCCTCGATAGTACGACGATGGTCTACGACTTGTGCAGTCAAGGCTATGACCTCGAGATCATCTCGTTCGACTACGGACAGCGACACAAGAAGGAACTCGTCTTCGCCCGTGCAATGGCGTCTCAGCTTGGTCTTCGGTTCGACGTCGTCGACCTGAGTGGTCTGGCGAAGCTAATCAGCAACTCGGCCCTTACTAGTGCTATGACCTCGGACGGTCCTGACGCGCAGGCACGTCAGGAGATCGAGGTACCTGAAGGTCACTACGCCGAAGACAACATGAAGCTCACGGTCGTTCCAAACCGCAACATGATCATGCTGTCGATCGCTGCTGGTGTTGCTGTGAATCGGGGCTTCGACGGGATCGCAACAGCCGTCCACGCAGGTGATCACGTGGTCTACCCTGATTGTCGTCCACACTTCATCGCTGCAGCCAATGGCGCTGTTGTACTCGGCAATGAAGGCTTCGGCCCGATTCCCGAGCAGAATGAGGGTACTCTGCTGATGAAGTACATCAAGGCACCATATCTGCATCACTCAAAGATGGACATCGCCTATCGTGCGTTCGTCCTCGGAGTACCACTTCACATGACGTGGAGTTGCTATAAGGGCGGCGAGAATCACTGCGGTCGCTGCGGCACTTGTGTCGAGCGGCTCGAGGCAATCAATGGTGCGTATGACATCATCTGTACGGAGTACGACGTAACATCCGCAAGACGACCCTTGATCTGCGACCTGACTGTCTACGACGACACCGAGTACTGGAAGGTCGTTGTTGCAGAAGCGCAACGGCAGGATATCGCGCAGAGAGAGTTGAACAACTAATGGCTGAAATATTCTTGGGCAGTTCAGAGGAACTCACAATGCCTAACCCCGTGAAGTACGAGGTCAAGCTATACGCTGACGACGTAGTTCCACTCATATCGCTCACCACGTTCGACGGCTGGAACATCGAAGGTGCGTTCCTCTGCATCTACCGCGACGGCGTGAAGTACGCTCATTTCATTCCTGCCGGTGTCCACTATATCGAGACGGTCGCCGTCAAGCCAGATCCTCTCACTGATCCGATCGAGACACTGAATCTCGAAGCGGACAGCATTCAGATGATCGAGAATAAGCTCGCAGCTGTGCATGCTCACCTCAACGATCCGATCGATCAGGAAGAGAAGGACGAGGTCGACCAAGAGACTATGGATGCGGCCGAGGACGTTTCACTCGCAGCCGGCGAGGCCTCTTATGCTCACAAGGAGGCAACATCTAGTGACGACAAGTAGGATCTTCGTTCGACACAATGCTGAGATCGCACACCGTCTCAGCTTGCTGCCCGGCAAATGTCAGAACATTCATGGACACTCACTTCAGATCGAACTGACGATCGAAGGTCGTCTCGACAAGAATGGCATCCTCGCCGGTCTTGACTTCGGAGCTGTCAAAAAGATCTTCCGCGGATACATCGACGAGAAGCTCGATCACCATCTGCACCTCAACGTCGACGACGTGTGGGCTAACCAGCTGCGTACGTGGTCGGCACGGCCGGGGCTCTCGAAGCTTGGCGCGGCAGATGTTATCTACTCACGCCTGCCTGGCTTACAGGTCTGGTCGGGAGATCCAACGACTGAGAATCTCGCCAAGTGGATCTGTGACGAGATGTACGAAACGTTCATGAACATCAGTGGCGCTATCAATGAGGTACTAGTAAGTATCCAAGAGACGGGGACTAACGGAGCGGAGTACATCCTGCCATGAAGATCAGTCAGATCTTTGGTCCTACTATCCAGGGCGAGGGCGCAGCAGCTGGGAGGCACTGCGTCTTTGTTCGTACGTACAACTGCAATCTGTCGTGCACCTGGTGTGATACGGCCTACACCTGGGCCGACACTCCTGAGCGTGCAGCCAAGACCCAGAGCGGCATCCAGTACGATCGATACGATCCGGCATACGGTCTAAAGGAGATGGATTTAGATACTGTTCTGAAGAAAATCGACGAACTCTGGAACTACAAGGAGTACCCAACCATCGTCGTGATCTCTGGTGGTGAGCCAATGATTCAACAGGTGGATTTAACGCACCTCGGTAGGGCTCTTCGCAATTGGAGTAACGAGATTCACATCGAAACGGCTGGAACAATCGCACCTACGTACGAGTTCGATCGTGTAGTTACTCAGTACAACGTTTCGCCGAAGCTCGAGTCGAGCGGCAACCGAAAGGAGATGAGGTACCGTCCTGAAGTACTTCGCCTCTTGAACGGCACAGGCAAAGCATGGTTCAAGTTCGTGGTCACGCCTGAAACACTAGGCCCTGACTTCGACGAGATCGACCTGATCGTAAACGATTGCCACATTCCTCGACGGCGAGTCATGATTATGCCGGAAGGGTCTAAGACCGAGAAGAACATCGCAACTGCGCAGCTGTTCGCCGACAGGGCCATTTGTCGTGGCTATGGCGTCACTTTCCGTTCGCACGTGCTCCTCTGGGGCGACGACAAGGACAAGTAATGGACAACAGACTAAGTGCTCAGATCGCACTCAACGCCGAGCTTGAACATAAGTCAATTGCTTCGGAGCTGCGTGAGCAGAAGTTCAAGCCGCAACGCATTCCGAACCGTACGACGCTCCGCAACAAGAAGTTCAACCTGACACGGTCAACCGGTACGGGACATGCTCGTCTCGGTGGCAAGAAGCTCGTACCCTTCCGCTGGGATCAGTTCGTCGCGATTCACGTCAAGGATGCTACTGGTAGAACGGTCCGCAAGATGGTCATTCCTCGCGAGAACGTCGAAGAGGCTGCTCTCAAGCCACTTCCCACTGATCACCCGAGGAGCCAGCAGTGACACCTGACGAACGTGAAGCTGTCGCAGCTGCTAGTACGTTGCTACGACTAGCAGCTGGCCTGGACATTCACGATCAGCACGGTGAAGATACTCCTACGCGCTTCGTCAAGATGTTGCAGGAGCTTACGACACCTCCACCAATCAAGTGGAAGGTCTTCAACAACGATGGAACCGACGAGATGATCATCGAGCGAGACATTCAATTCGTCTCGCTCTGTAACCATCACGTCATTCCCTTCTTCGGAGTCGCTCACATCGGCTACGTTCCAGGAGAGCTACTCGTTGGCCTAAGCAAGTTGGCGAGGGTCGTACAACACTTCGCTCACGGTCTGCAGCTGCAAGAGCGACTGACGAAGCAGGTCGCCGACTTCCTCGAGGAAGGACTAGTACCTCGAGGACTTGCCGTCGTCCTCGAAGCCGAACACATGTGCATGTCGATTCGGGGCGTCAAGAGTTCGGGCACGAAGACGTACACAGCCTCGATGTCTGGCGTGTTTAACGATCATACTCGTACAGCTAAGGCCGAATTCCTCAGCAGACTCAACGGGAGTCACTAATGGCAGAGACAGAAGAAGCAGAGAAGGGCATTGCCGAGATCATCGTCGGCTTCAGCGAAGAGTTCGACGCTGCGTGCGAAGAGCGTCATCTAGTAGGCGCCGAGAAGTATGGTCCTGGCAACTTCCTTATTGTCGATACGATGGAGGAAGCTCTAGACGAGATCGTCGACCTAGCGAACTATGCTAGGTACACCTTTATCAAGCTACGACTACTTCAGGAGCGTATCCGAGAAGTCATCGCTGATGGTGAAGGTGCTCCTACAAGTACACCATTCATGAACGCTGCAGGATTTATGGGACTGGGGAACTAATGTGGCAGCAGTATATCTTACTGGTTAGCGCTATCGTTATGGGCAACGGAATTACTCTCGTAGCCCTCCTAATTGCCATCAAATGGAACTTGAGCAGGGAGAAGAATGAAAGCCGCACTGATTCCACCGAGGGGCCTAGAAGCCACCGCGCTACAGAGTGACATCCACCTCTGCCTCCCATTCTTATCGCTTCGACGGAACCAAGAGTACCAACGGACCTACGTAGACGCTCGCAAGCGTGGCGACTATCTCATCCTCGATAATGGCTGCGCCGAGGGCAACCTGATCAGCAACAACCGACTCATGCAGACGGCTAAGGACATGCAGGTGCATGAGATCGTCGCACCTGACGTTCTCGGCGATGCTGCAGCTACCCTCACACGCACGATGGACTTCCTCACTGACTGGCCAGAGTCACACGACTACAACATCATGGCGGTTGCTCAGGGTGTCGACTTCGATGAAGTGATGTATCTCATTCGACAGTTCAGTCAGCTACCTGCTATCACTACGATCGGCATTCCGAAGATCCTCATCACCAAGCGTCATGACACAATTAGGTCGGAAGTAGCCCAGGCTATCCTGAAGCGACACAGAAACCGTTTCAAGATCCACCTGCTGGGGCTACACAAGCTCTTCCAGACCGAAATGCTCGACGTAGAATTCCCTTCTGAAGTTCGATCGATGGACTCAGCACAGCCGTACAAGATGGCCGAAGCTGATCTGACGATGACAGCTCTACACGCTTCGGAGTTTCGTGAGCCACGTCGTTTCGACTACTTCCAGCGGCCTTCGCCTGTCAGCATAAAGCTGCTCGACTATAACATCAAGGTGTTCAAGGAGTGGGCTACATGAAAGCTGAGCACTTAGGTGCTGACTGTAGCCATTGCCCGCTGCGAGACGAGGGGATGGTGCCTACTAAACACCCACAGGGGCCGCCTGCGTCGAATGGCGAACGTAGAATAGCTTTGGTCGGAGAGGCTCCTGGATTCTACGAGGTGACGAAGGGTGTTCCCTTTACAGGTCCTTCCGGCAAGTTGCTTACGACCGTGCTCAAACATCATGGGGTATCTCGATCGGAGGTGATGTTGACCAATGTTTGTCTATGCCGTCCTGCGGATAACGCAACTCCTCCTAAGGCTGCAGTGGTTGCTTGTCGTGGACGTCTCACAAACGAACTCGTCGCCAATGAGTCTACTAGTATCATTGCACTTGGTGGCACCGCATCGACCTTACTCGTTGATGATCCAGGTACAATTACCACGCTTCGTATCGGTCCACCCAAGCGACCTGCAAGGTTCCTTACGAACGCTGGCCTTGCAGATACTGCGACTGTCATTCCGACATGGCATCCAGCGTACTGTCTCCGGAATGCAGATGCATTTCCGGCCCTCGTATCTGACATCGGAAAGCTGAAGGAGAGTAACCGTGAGCCTTGGAGTGAACCTATCTGGCGAGCATTTGACGATCCTGATCAAGCGCTCCGAATTATTGATGAACTAGGAGAGTTGGAGGGACCTCTCGTTATTGACATTGAAGTCGGTTTTGATAAAGACGTCGGGTTTGACCATCCGAACAACTATTCTCTTCTATGCGTGGGAATTGCTTACGCAAGAGGACGAGCAGTGGTTCTGGGTGAAAGTGCACTTACCTTCCCAGCAGTGGTCAATGCTCTCCGGAAACTCCTCCGATCCAAGCAACTCATCGGACACAACGGCAAATTTGATCTTGCCGGACTTTTCCCAACCCTCGGAACCCTCGAGCTCTGGGGTGACACAATGCTTGCCAGCTACGTACTCGATGAGCGGCCTGGAGGTCACGGCCTTAAGGTCCTGGCTGTAGAGAAGCTAGGCGCTCCGAAGTACGATGACGACATCAAGAAGTACATTCCGAAGAAAGGATCGTACGCGAACATCCCGCGGCCTATCCTATACAAGTACAATGCATACGATGTTGTGTGCACGTGGGATTTGTGGGAGTTGTTCACTGCCAGTATGGAGCGTGAGGGTGTTCGTCATGTTCACGACTTCCTTGTCAAGGCTGCTAACCAGCTTATGTTCCTCGAGCTGAATGGTATCGCTATCGACAAGGAGTATATGCTCAAGCTGGAGGGTGAGTACCTCGCTCGCCTAGAAGTGATCGAGCAGGAGATCGCAGACGTTGTTATCGGCTCAACAGGTCATCTCGATGTGCCGATGACTGGAATCAATCCTCGTTCGCCGATGCAGGTCAAGGCCTACCTGGAGAGTCAGAATGTCAGAGTCCAGTCTACGAATGAAGAGACACTCACAGCGCTGCTCGGAAGAGTGCACGAAGGGAGTGCCTGCCGACGATTTATTGGAGCTATGCTCAAATATCGACGACAGCACAAGCTCTATAGTACATACATTGCTGGCATCCGGAAGCGAATGTACCGTGGACGTATTTACACGACTTACCTTCTTCACGGTACAACTTCAGGACGTCTGGCGAGTCGAAATCCGAATCTTCAAAACATTGTGCGTGATAAGGAGATCCGACGACAGTTTAGTGTCACACATCCTGACAACGTACTAATCCAATGTGACTATGCTAACGCTGAAGCTCGTGTCATGGCTACGCTAGCCCAAGATAGTTATCTTCGGGATATCCTCAGCAATCAGACGCCAGGATACAAGTTCTTTAACGAGTTGTCGGATCAACTCTACGGCGAAGGCTGGGGCAAGGAAGAGTACATTCGAACGAAGGCATTCTTCTACGGCATCGCTTATGGACGAGAGTCGTGGAGTATTGCACAAGAATACGGTCTGTCCGCGACTGATGGCGAGCGACAGTACCGAGAGTTCCTAGGGTTGTTTCCTGAAGTCATGGCATGGCAGAATATGGTCAGGGCTCAAGTAATGAGCGGCAATCCTCTTGTGTCACCATTTGGTCGCCGCCGTAGGTTCTGGTTGATTACTGAACAGAACAAGAAGGATGTGATGAATGAAGCCTTGTCCTATCTGCCACAATCTACTGCGTCCGATATTTGTCTATCCGCACTTATCCGCGTGCGACCAATGCTTCGTGGTTTGGGATTTATCCGGCTTACAATTCACGACGCTCTGGTTGTCGAGTGCAAGGAAGTACAGGCCACCGAAGTCGGGGAGATACTCTCTTCGGTCATGGCCGAGGAAGGCAGCAAGTTCACTGACTATGTTCCCTGGCCCGTAGATCTATCCATCGGAAAGAACTGGGGTGATTTATAGATGCTCTGGTTTCTCAAGCTCGCCAACAAGATCATGGACAAGTTCGTCGATTGGACACTGAAGAACATTAAGGGGTGATATATGCCAAGAGGAACAACATCCGATATCGGAACGAGCCGAATAGCTCCAAACGGTTACCAGTACGTCAAAGTGGAAGAAGGTTGGATACTCGTCCAACGCCTCGTAGCCGAAGAGAAGCTCGGACGAAAGCTTCGCTCTGACGAGTATGTTACCTTCTCCGATGGTGACAAGACCAACCTTGAGCCTGACAACATCATCGTCTGCCTACGCGGCCGTACTTCCCTACAGCGCAAGCTCGCACTCGTCCAAGCTAGACTCGACGAGCTCACAGCGCTACGAGACGAACTAGTCAAGAGGCTAGAAGTCATAGAGAACCTCTAGGCTAGCAAGTCGTAGAGACGTTAGTTAGACAAGAGAGATAACCTAATAGACAAAAGGAATCTATGGTCTAGATAGACTTTATACCAGTTTTGTCTAACTAGAGTCTAAGCAAGACGGTGCAACGAACTCCCACAGGGGCGATTGCGGCAAAAGGAAGGTGGCGAATTAAATGCTACCTTGGGACGATCCTAACCACGACGTGATGGGTGATCTCGTCGCGTTCAAGAAGAAGTGGAGAGACAGCTACATGACTAATATGAACCTAGGCGGTACATACGTAGCGCCGAAGCTGATCATCTGGTTAGACCCAGGTGGTACTACGGGCATGGCAGCGTTCTGGACTATCGATTCCGGGATCGATAAGGCTATGACCTGGGAACGGGCACAGATGCCTTGCACTGACGGCTACTTTCTCAAGGCAATGTTTAAGCAGCTGCAGCTCTGGACCACTACAGTTCAACCATTCATTGCGAAGCCGAGAGTGCACATTGGCTACGAGACCTTCGACTATCGGATGACCGAGCGCTATCGAGACAAGATCGACTATACAGCCGCCGAAGTTATTGGCGCCTTAAAATACTGGGCGGTTGATCGAGACTACGTCAAGCTTATTCCGTCCGGTGCTGGTCTCGGTAAGGGATTCTGGACTGATAATCGAATCAAGCAATTGCACCTGTGGGTTCCTGGACAGGGGCACGCGATGGATGCCACAAGGCACTTGCTGAGGTACCGCTCGTTCTCCCTCGGAGAGAAGCACCTCTTCGATCCGTTCCGCCCCACTGACGTTGAAGTACCACCTGATGGACCCCTTACAAATCGTCTCGGCGGGAGCTCATCACCGTCATGAATAAACCACTCGACATAATCGACTTTGCAATACCACAGAGAAGAGCTGACGATAGGAAGCTTGGAGATAAGATCGAGTATCACGTAGTGAGTGTACTCTTTATCTTCTTTGGCCTTTGGGGTCTCCTCGATCTTATCCTGCTCGGCGCATTAGCTATGGTATTCGTAGGGTACTGAGCAAGCTGGCCGGCTACTGGAGGAGGGTGAGTCCGAGTAGCCGGCCAGCAGTCTATGTTAGAGCGCGAACACCGTTAGAGCACGCCGGAAGAACGTAGGGTCAGCAGTAGCGAGGGTGCTTCGTCGATACTTCATGGTGATCGTTGTATTGCCTGGATTCAAACCTTCGAAGACAGCCTGTGATGTCCCCGAGATGGCGGAGAAGAACGCGATCGTACCTGATGTGACAATGGTGTTATTGTCAGCAATGCCGACGAGTGGGTCGACTACTTCGTTTGGAGTCCTGGTATTGGCTCCTGAGAATTCGACATTGAACCGACCGTCGGCCGTTACACTTGCCGCGAAGGCAGTCGTGACTTGAATTTGTGCAGTAGCGAGAATCAAGATTCGACCACTCGATCGAACGGGTACAGTCACGGCCGGACCAGGTGTAGTAAGGTCTCCATACGTCGAGCTAGAACACACTTCGCCAGTTATGATCGATTGTGTGTACACGAATGGGACCTGGTGCAGATCTGTTTGTCCTTGTTCGCGTACTTCCAGACCGTAGGAACCATCCTCTAGCAGGCCAACCTCAACTCGTGTGGTGCCGGTGTTATCCTTGACGACGAGAGTGCCGCTATCGATGCTTGTTGTTCCAAGTTGAGGTGCCCGCTCAAGCCTCGAGAGACGGTTCTCCATATCGGCGAGCTTGGCAATAAGATCTGTGTTCTCACCAAGATTATATCTACCCTTACCCGTCATGAGTCCGTGTCTCCTACGAAGATGAGATTGTAATAGTCGATGTTAGATGTCGACTGGGGTTGTAGAGTCCACTTCGCAACGTGACAGTTAAAGAGGAAACCATTCGGGAATCTTGGGTCCTTGATATTGAGCTGGGCTGAGTCACCCAAACCGAAGCTACCAAACTGCGGCTGCAAGTCGGAGTTGAATTCGGGCTTGATAACTAACTGCGGAGGCTTTCGGTTGAATCCGTTCTGGATACCAATACCTTCGAGCAGGCTTTGGTCAGTAACGTCTTTGCGGGTAACTACAGCATCCCACCTCGGCGAGCCTTGAGCGATCATCAAGTCCTGTTTCGACTCGAAGACTGGCATGTCTGATCCCGAACCGGCACCGAGAGTGAAGACGTTCGTGCCGGCTCCTGACATCGATTCGGTTGCGTAGTAGTTTAAGATGGCACCAGGATACTCGAACGTCAGCAGCGACGGGTCTGCCGAGCCTAGCCTGGGAAAGCCTGTACGCAACGTACGAACGTACTGATTGCCTGTCTTTCCGATGTCGATAGTCCAGTCGAAACCGTTATCAGAGTCAGCCAGTGAAGACATCAGCTCACCATAGAACTTGTAGTCTGTCAAGAGTGTCTGAAGTGGCTTCGTCGTAACTATCGGAGCTGTTGATGGATCGACGTTGATATTCATGTTGCGTCCTGGAACCGCCTGCATACGAGTCCATAGACTCTTGAAGATGGTAATTTGCTCGTCAGTCAAATCAAGATCTTCAAGATTCAATTGGTACGAGGGAAAGTTCTCCCAGCTCTGATGGTACAATTGCACCGTTTTAGATTGGCTCTGATAGGTGCGTGACCAAACGAACCCAGACCAGACTGGATCACCATTCCGCTCGACAACGAGTCCACACTCGCCGGGAATAGTTGCATCCATCAAAGTCTGATTATCATAGCCTGTCATGTCCAACTGAAAGGTACCGTCCCCGCGACCTCCGATGTTCAGCGCAAGATCGAAGTACGTACCGAAGAGTGGAATCTCCGCAATGATCGCTTCGGTACGTAGTGCACTATAGATGTACCTATAATCGGCCATGGAACGACTTACCCTTCTTATGCCAATCTTGTCGAAGTCAGTTCAATCGATCCTGTCGTGAAGGTGAATGTTCCGTTGCCGGTAGTCGGCAACGATTCGGGCAGGGCGACCGAGCCAGGCTCGATCAGAACGCCGGCGTAGTTCTCGACTTGACCGGGAATCAGCACCCAGACCATCGCGTCGTACTTGTCGGCGCCGGCAGTAGGCTGACCGGACGGCGGCGACTCGATCAGGCCGAGGTCGATCATGTACTTGAACTGCTCCCAGGTGAAGTTGCTCCGGCAGGTGATGCCGTCACCGAGGTAGACCGTATCGTTATCACTCGCCTTATATGCACGCATCTTCTTTCCCTTCTTTCCTCGGAGTCTTGCAATTGGATCGTAGCTAGTCATGGCGTTGCTGTCCACGTAGTCGGTGTAGTACGAGTTATGTTGGTGACCGCGATCCGTGCTCGAACTGCGGACGTGACTATACTGCCACTTGTCGTGCCAACAGTTGTTGTCCGTGTCAGTCCAGTTCTGATACTTCATCGCAGCGAGTGCAGGATGTCCTGCCATCTTGTCGTTATACATTTGCAGACCGATTTGAACTAGCGTCGGCATCTTCGGATCCGAGTGTGGCATCAAGTCAGTTGCCATGCCTCGACCGTATGGCGACTCGCTCGGGAATCCTGTGTCACTGAACGGGCAGTGGTCCTCAGCTGGATTGGCTAGTAGATGTGCGTCATCGGGATAGTCGTACACCGTATAGCCATAACCTTGCATGACTCTTTTGAAGTCCTTACCTGGTTGGCAAAGATCATACGGAGAGCCTACATGCCGCCAAGCTGTCACCTGCTTGAGATTCATTACAACCTCCTTACAGAGGTTCGACGATAAGAATACGGTCTGTGAAGGTGCCTGTGCCAGATACTACTCTGTACTTCACAGTGAACGTATTTGATCCTGGTGTAAGACCTGTAAGGATCATTACTCCGGACTGTTTAGTCGTTAGCGAATTATCATTTCGGACAAGATAGTTGAGGTCAAGTGCGGCAATTGTTGTTGCACCTGAAACTGCGAAGCTGATGAGCGAAGCGGATGCAAGTGTATTGCCGACAGCTGCGGTGATCGTGATCTTAACCGCAGTACCCGTGGTTAGTGTTACTGAAGGTCCAACTGTTGCAAGGTCCGCATACGTCGTCGATGCAGTGGTCTGACCCGTCGCAACGCTTGCAGTTGCATACGACTGAATACTCAACCACGTAGTACCACCATCATCAGTACGAAGCAACCTCAGGGTGTCAGTCTCGTAGATAACCTGACCGACTCCGACAGTACCGGCAGCGGGCCGAGTCGTACTACTAACTACCATAACACCACCAGCCGCTGTCAACCAGACGCGCTTGTCAGTGATGTTGGCATTCGTGATAGACGTAACAGCAGCACCAACCGCGATGTTCGCCAACACAATGGAGTTCGCAGGGGCAGCAGGTGGCGTTGGTGATCCTGCGGCTGTGCCAGCTACAACGACCAACGAGCAGGAGTTTGTCGCACCAGAGAACTGGGAGTCCTGAACCTTAAAGGCGACAATGTCAATTCGAGGCAGTGTGGGATGTGCAGCCGTGACGCTCAGGGTTACGTCGGCATCATTGAAGACGCCATAGCTACCTTGAGTACCGCTCTCCGTTCCAGGAATCAGTGCAGCGCCTGATCTGATAATCACGGCCATTGATGGTGAACCGGTTTGTGTAACCACTAGCTTATTCCCAAGCGAAATGTTTACACCACCGCGACCAGTCAAAGCCGCAGATGCGGAAGCACCAGCACTCAGCGATGCAATGTAGTTTCGCATCTGTGTAGCGGTATGGGTGGCACCAGCATTCTGCAGCCACCCTGGAGGATTGAATTCTGCCACTCAGATCATCTCCATGCGTATCTATAGCTGACGGTCAGCGTGCCTGTACCTGAAGCGCCACCGAATCTGATGAACGTGTTTCCTGGATCGAACAAGAACCAGTCTGAGGACAAAAGGGATGCCCTCTTATTCGTAGAGCCGTTCAGTACAACCGTTCGATTGAGCAAGTCAATTACTAGGACGTCGCCCGCCTCCAGAGTGATACTGAATGGTAGTGTCTTACCACTCGTATCATTAATAATGCGAGGATCAACGAGCGGCCCAGCAAGAGTAAGTATCGCAGGCGTAGCACGGTTGCCACCATTAAAGACGTTAACACCAATAGGTGGCACAACAGCACCAAAGCTCAGGTTGAATCCAAAGCTAAATCCGAAGCCTGTTGTTGCTATACCGCCGAACGCAACGACAAGACTAAAAAGGTTATCGTCGTAGATTCGAGGATCCTCAGCGTACATCAAGAACTGGATTGGTGTTTGTCCAGTTCGCTGAGCTATATCCTGATCGTATCTACAACCACGAGGCTTAACGAACAACAATCGCTGATTCACACCGGGTGGCTTGAAGTAGAATGGAATCGGTGTCTTAACAGGTGCAAAGTTCGCCTTCAAGCTGTCAAGGAAGGTCTCAATGTTACCTACAGTAGCAAAAACAGTACCTTCGACTGATAAGTCTCGGCCTTGCTCAAACTCAGCATCGATGAAGCCGCCATCAGCACCTTCGTGGTCTCGAATTGTCTCTCGGTAGGGGGCAGAATCTAACCCTCCGACTTTCGTTACATCCACGAACGGGAACGACACAGCATCAGCATTCAGAATGACGCCTGTGCTCGATAGCTGGTACGAGTAATCACTAAGTGCCATCATACCCTCGATGCCAGTAGGAATCCAAGTTCTTGCGAGTGCTTACGTGGATTGATCTCCTGCGTAGTGATGTTGAACGTCTGTTGAACATTTCCGCCATGACGGGCTGACGGAGAAGTTAGTTGACTACCTGCGGCGTTAAGAGCCGCACCAGAAGAAGCAGTGCCTAATGCTACCTGCTGCGATGCTATACCAGAACTGAGCTGCTCCATCAATTTCTGGCCGGAGTAGAACAGGCTACCCTTACCAGATAGCGGTCCGCGCTTTGCGGGTGAGGATGGGAAGTGATCCTTGATGAACGCTGCTACGCCATGAAGAACAGATCCAAGGCCTGGAATCGAATCTGTAATACCTTGGATCAAACCCTTCATGAGGTTCTTACCTGACTGAATAAGTAAGGTGTCGAAGTCATGTAGTGAGTCCATGATGTTCTTACCTAGGCCTCGGAACCAGTTAACGATGCCTACAACGAAGTCAGCCATCTTAGTACCGAGCCAGTCCAAGTGAGCACCGAAATCGCCGAACCAATGTATGACATTTTTAACCGCATTGATTATTCCAATGATTACCGCAATGATCGCAAGGATCGCCGCGATGAACACTACGATAGCTACGACGATTGTACCAACAAATGCCATAAGCAGAACGCCAGTGATAATACCTGCGACGATCAAGAACCACTTAGCAGCTTCGCCTAGAGCCTGCACAATCTCATCGATGGTTTCTTTGTGTTTCTGGTAGAACTGAGTAAGCCACTTGACTGCTGGGATTACCAGGGTAGTGATTACCCAGCCAATATAGCCAAAGACCTGACCGAGACGATCCTTCATGAAGTTCGCTACTTCTTTTGCATCAGCCAGGAAAGAACCACCAAAGGTTCTCTGCAGCGATAGCACGGCTGGAAGAACGTACTTCTCGATTAGGTCCTTGAGCTTCAACAGCGAAGGCAACAAATGCATCTCGAAGGACTTCTTCACATCGAGAGCAAATGGTACCAGTACATCCTTCCACAGATGCATTCCTGTGTCGTGGATGTCTTGAAGTATCTCCCTAAAGCGTTTACTCCGAGTCCAGGCGATGGCTATTATCGCCCCGAAACTAGCTAGCGCAGCTACTACTCCAATGACAGCACCGACCAGGTAGAAGAATCCTGCACCAGCCGTCATGATAGCAGCAGCTATACCCGCAAGTGCTCCAACTGTAATGAGTGTCACACCGGCTATAATTAGGAATACACTAGCTAGTGCAATGCCAATTCCTATCCACTTCTGGGTAGCAGGACTTAGATTATTGAAAGCGTCAACGATTCTATTCAGAACCTTGAGGATGGCAACGAAGATCGGTGTGACGGCCTGACCGATTGTCACCTCCATAACCTTAAACTTGTTCCGCAACAACGTTGTCTGCGCGGCTACCGTATTGGACATCTTATCGTAGGCCATCTCGAACTGACCTGAAGAGTTCTTCATGTCATTCAAGAAGCCTACGAACTCATCAAGCTCACCAGGCTTGAGAAGGATCTGGTCAAGGAATCGACGAGCTTGGATTGTACCACCGGCACCCTTGAAGATGTCTACCAGAGCGCTAATACGATCCTTGTTCGGAAGACCGAGTAAGTACTTCTGAAGGTTCTTCAATGATGTTTCAAGCGGCAACATATTACCTGCAGCATCTCGAACCTTAATGCCAAGGTTCTCCATGCTGTGAACTGCCTTGGGATTTGACATTGCATCAAGAGCACGGGCTGCAGACGTCGAAGCCATCGCAGCGCTCAAACCATTACGAGTCAAGTACGCAAGCATGGCGGCGACTTCTTCGAAGCTCTGCCCGGCACGTGTTGCTGATGGAACGACTCTACCAAAGACAGAAGCGAACTCACCGTAAGTGCCTACGCCCTTACGGACCAACTGGAACTGAATGTCTAGAATCCTATTAACGCTCTCCAGTGGTAGATTGAAGGCGTTTAGGATCGGAATTGTACCACGTGTTGCATCTTGGAGAGATACTTGTCCAGCAACGGCTGTCTTAGCAAAGCCTTCGAGTAGGATTTGAGCTTGCTCGAGGTTAGCACTTGTCGACGAGAAGATGTCGTACAGGGCTGGTTGGATCTCCTCGAATGGTACAGCAATAGTTCTCGCTGTCTTAAGGCCAACATCAGATAGTTGCTGCAGCGATACCTTGAAACCGTCCACCTGCGTAGCTGTCAAGGCTACTTGCCGTTGGTACTCAGCAGCTGCCTTGGCCGCCTCGTAGAGTCCGAATAGACCGGCTGCGCCAGCAATAGCAAAACCTGAACCAACGGTAATGAGTGTAGAGCTTACCTGGTGCAAAGCATTAGCGAGACGAATTGTGTTTCCGTGTTGGCGTTCTAGCTGTGCAGCACTGGCACGTGCTGTCCTAGCGAGAGATCTTTCCTGTTCAATCTCAGTCTGTATAGCATCCGACTCTGCCTTATGACCTGCTCGCATCTCAGCGAGCTCAGCGGACTTCGTTGCAGCAGTCCGACGAAGCTGTTGCGCTAACTCCCGCTGCCTTTGAACCTCTCGACTAGACCCTACTATCGTCGCAGCGTTCTGCGACGCAATCATTGCCTTAGTCCGAATGGCTTGGATCTCTCGCTGCTTAGCCATCTGCATCTGTCTAGCTTCAGCACCAGCCATCTGGGCAGCAGCCTGCAAAGCTACAATGCGCTGGTCGGCTATTGCTGCGGTATTACGAAGTGTTTGAGCCTGGGCTAGTTTACCGGTGACAGCAAGCTCACGACCGAATCCTTTAATGACACGAGAAGCCTCATCCCTAGCCTTCAGGACGAGGTATAGATTTCGTGTCGCGAGAGCCATAACTACCCCTTCGCCTTCGCTCTAGCCTCTTCGAGCTCCATCTTCTTTTGATCTGCTAGAAGAACTCGTTCGAGAAGGTAAACGAAAAGTGCATCTTGGTCCAAGAGACCTCCAGCACGTGGTAAGGTACTCATTGCTTGACACAACCTTACCATACTAAGGACCTCCTGCACTTCAGGGTCTAGCTTCCGCTTCATTACGATCGAAGCTTCAAGTCGAAAGACTAGAGCAGGCTCAACTATTTTCCCGAAGAGTCCTTCTTATTCTCCGTCAGCGTCCTCTCGAAGTCGTTCATCTCACCAATGAGCTGGGAGATCTCATCTCCGACACGGGGGTCGAGACTCTGGATGTCCGCGAGCTTCTGGAAGTTGAGAGGACGCTCGCCCTTGCTCTCGTCGTTCTTGTCGATCGGCGCAGTGAGATTGTGGTCCACGATGCAACGCTGGAACTCGAGGAGAGTCACCTTCTCGTTGATCATGGCAACTTCGGCATTCATGTTGCCGGCGGCCGCGTCGTCCATACCGAACTTCATCTTCATAGCTTCGGCGTCCTTGGCGATCTTCTCACCGTAGGACATGCGACGAAGCTCGACCCAACCACCCTCGACTGCCGCAGTAACATCAGTAGCGTCGATAGGCGGAAGCGATAGTAGGTCCTTGCGCTCAACTGTAATTGAAACTGTTGCCCTAGGCATTCTCTTCACCCTCCAGTATATCCATGTAACAAGGATCACTACCTTTAGCAATCCCCACAGGGCCGCACGTTTCCTTTTCCGCATCGCGTTGATTGCTGACAGGTAGGCGAAGGCCCTGTCTGTTTCGCCTACCTGCCAGCAAATCACTTACGGAACGACCGGCGGGTCAACCGCATCGATGTTGGCGTTGAAGTCGACGAGGCGCTGCGTGAGCGCTGCGAAGCGGTCCTTCTCCTCCTGGGTGAGCTTCGGCGAGAGCGCCGATGCGAAGTCAGCCAGCTCGCGGGCGAGGTCGGTATCGAGGGTGTCGACGGCCGCTACGACCTGGTCGAGCAGTGCACCCATCTCGGCGTGGAAGTCGGTCATGATGTTCCCTTCTGCCTCAGCAATAGCTGCCAGGATTGGTTGGATGATCTCTTGCGGGTTGGCCTGTGGGTGGATGTGCAGATCACCTGCGACCGTAATCGTGATTAGTGGTTGCATAGCCCCCCTTAGATTCTAGTTAGACAAATTATGTACTGTTGCTATGTAGCCTGTAGATTCCTTTTGTCTCTCACGTTGTCTCTCTTGTCTATTTATCGTCTATGTTAATTGCTAGGATTTCGTTTTTAGCATCGTTGCGGTGTTCTTCAAGTGCTGCCTCGCGTACGGCAAGAGCTTTACGCATGGAGATAACTCGTGCCTCTGCCGCTTTGATCGCAGCCTGCGTATCTGGTAGTGGTCGACGCATGGCTACGACCTGAGCTTCCACAGCCGCAAGCTCCGCTCGATAGGCCGCCGTAAGGGAACCGTCAGCTAGCTTCTCAACTGAAGCAACCCTACGTAGAGTAGCCGCTCCGACTTCTGCGAGTCTATCCAGACGCTTGTTTTGGTACACAGCTACCAGTAAAGGCCCACCGATAACAGCGACTGCTGCGATGAGCGCGATGATGATGGCTTTGTCCATGTTAGGAAATGCTCTCCTGTGTCTTCACGGTAATCGTATAGCTGATGCCTGAACCGTCGATTGGGAACTGGTAGGCGATCGAAGCTCGAACAAGATCACCCTCACCGCTCAGTGCCAGCTCGTAGGTGTCCTTGATGGCAACACCGTTGAGTAAGGTGATCAGGTTATTGACGCCCTTGCTTGCCGTGATCGTGAACGACTGCGACGTTAGAGCCTTGAAGGCATCGTAGTCAGCGCGAGTGTCGAAGTCACGTTCACATGTCAGACCCAATGCACGCTCGCCGTACTTGATGAACTGGGCACCGCGACCGGTGTTCTTCAGGCGGTACTGTGGGTCGGCATTGTCGTTACACGTCCACTCGAACGTGTCAACATCGAAGACCTGCGTGGCAGTCGGAATCTCGATGCTGTACTGGCCTGCGCCGAATGGTACCGAGGTCGTGAACGACGGGGTTGGCGTCGTCTGGCTTGCTTCGTCACGGCCTACGATACTGCAGTTGAACATCAGCATCCCGTTGCTGATGCTGAACTTGTACTGGCCAACGACACATCCGACGTAGCCGAAGACTACGCCGGTGTTGCGCTCGATGGTGATGCTCAGTGTACGCTGAGGAAGCGCGGCCGGTGTGGGCGTGAAGGTGTAGATCCAGTTCGTCGGACCACCCGACTTGACGACGGCAGTACGAGAAGCGAAGAGGAAGTACGGGACGACGTCCTCCAACGCTTCCATCTCGATGTCGCCCTCGATGTGCACATCGCCTGCAACAGCGCCGACGATATCAGCCGTCTTGCGGATCGGCCGACGCCAGTTCGTTGCCTGCTGGAACTTGAGGTTCTCACTGTTGATCGGGAAAAACTTAACCGGCGGAGCGTACGTGCCACTTGTCTGTGCAGTGTTGATCGTTGGGAACGCTCCAGCAGGAGCTCCGACCGCTACGTCGTTGAACGTAGTAACTGCGCCGACCGTCGTGAGCAACAGCTCCGAACCTGTAGCGCCAGCCGCAGCGGTCCGATAGATCTTGTAGCCAGTAGCACCTGCTACTGCAGCCCAGAGGAGAGTAAGCGTCAGGTTACCCGCAGCGGTAGTACCTGTGAGCTCGTTGCTGATGGTCGTCTCACCGAAGGTATTGATCGCGGTGATGTAGTACTTGTACGTACCAGCAGTTAGTGCACCGCCGGCCGTAGGTGTCGCGGAGGTAGCTACGGGTGGCGGTAGCATTTCGAAGGCTATGCCACATTGACCAGCGGCACCAATAGTCTGTGGCATCGTTACTCCTTCTCAGTCAGTACAGCGGAGAGGTGAACCCACGGAGGAAAGTTCGCCTTGGCTAACGAATAGCCAAGATGTAGTGGGAACAACTGTATCTGGTCATCGGTGACTGTCTTAGTCTCACCGGCTTTGAATTCGCCGAGGACAGGAATCTGACACCCGTGCTCGGCAGTGACCTCGAATGTTACTCGCAACATGATGCTCCTCGTTTCACGCTACTGGTAGAGAGGTCTTGTTTAGGCCACGGTAGGTTAGACGCGCTGTCCTATACAATGTGCCAGCCTTGAACGTATAGCCTGACTCGTTGGACTGACAAAATCCGTGAATCATGTTCGGCGTAAGACCACCATTCTTGAGCTGCAGATCCTGGTGGATAAGCTGCTCAACCTCGTACGCGAACTGGTCAATCTCCTTGCGCGTAAGCTGGTTGTCCTGTACCTTGTTGTGGTACAACAGAATGAAGATCTGAAACTCGTTCTCCGTCATGTTTGGAACGCCCTTAAGCGTTCGCTGCTTATCGTTTGGCTCTACGCACACGAAGGGTGTACGAGGGATCCGATCTTGGTCCCCGTACATGACATCTTCGGGTGCAATAGGAATGGTATAGCTCGCAGCGTTAGCAGCAATCTTGTCGACGAGAAGCTGGGTGATCACAACAATGCTGCCCGGGTAAGGATACGTCATAGTCTGTTCCAGCTCCTTCCGACCTGACCAGCCAGTCCTTCCATCCAGTTGATGAAGATCTCCTGAATCGCTTCGACATCTTCAGGCTCTTGGAACAGGATGAACTCGCGCTGTGGAATTGCGAACTTGGTCTGCTGCGCGGGTGGACGAGGTTCTCTGAACAGCTTTGTTGCTAAGGCTGTCACATCCAGCTCGGACGCTACATGACCAAGCATTTTACGGGCTACATTCATTATAGTGCCGTAGCCCTCCTGATGAATGTTACCATACCAGACGTTAGCCGGAAGAGACTGGACGGACGCTGTAGTCGCAGTGAACGACCAGATCGAAAGGCTAGTCGCAGCTCTCATCAGATTGCCAGTACGAATAAGAATAGGACCGCGATTGCCTCGGAGCTTAACGGTATACTCCGCTAGCGGTTCCCATTTAGAAGGTCGTCCTTGCTGGCGGAAGTTCTTCTTGATCGAGTCTGACATGTAAGCAGCTGCTGCATGCAGAGGTACTTGGTATTGCGTAATCTCTAGACCGAGTCGATCAATGTCTTTGGCCACGATACCAATCGATGGTGTGAATTCCCACCCTGCAGTGAGCACACGCTGGAAGCGAAGGCCGCCATAGACAGAGTACTTGATATCTGAGAGACGAAGTGGTCCACTTGTTGACGGTGTTGGTCCTCCGGGACCGACAGGCGTCGGCAAATAATTACGAATGCCAAACTTACCCTTGCCACGAGGCAGGCTCGGCATATCGCCCCAGGGCGTAGTCACGCGAGATCACCTCCCTGCTAGAAGCGCATCCCCATCGAGAATGCGGCAGGGCCAAGGGAAGGATCTAGGTCAGTTGGAGCCTGCGCCGACGAGGCGTCAGTCGGATAGAACACAGGCGAGCCGGCAATGTCGGGAAGGCCTGGCAACCCGATCGTTCCATCGAGGAGGCCTATCATGAGCATCTCGGCGTTCATCTTCAGCCGATCCGCATAGTTGTTACCACCCTCGATGTCCTCAGAGTACTGACGGTCGTACTGCCACGCCATGTACATCTTCGAGATGATAACCTGAACAATGGTTGGAGTCGTCGTTGGTGTGATCCAAGTTGTTACGTCCGCAATCGAACCTAGGCGGCCAAGAACTTCATCCTGGATACTACCTAGCAAGTCCTGATCGAGGGCGGCGATAGTCAGTTTCGTACGCTCAGCCCAACCCTGACAACGTTCTTTGGTAACGAGTTGTACTGACATGACTATCACCACCCTCCACTAGGACTTACGGAACGGGCTTCACCGGAGTTGCGGCAGTAGCAGCAGCCTTGTCAGCAGCAGCCTTAGCGTCCGAAGAAGCCTTGATCTCTTCGGGCGTAGCGTCCGAAGAAGCCTTCTCCTCCGCTGCCTTAGCGTCCGAAGAAGCCTTGATCTCTTCGGGCGTAGCGTCTGGAGCGTCGCCCTGAGGAACGGCAGCCGCAGCCTTCTCCGCCCGCATCGTCGCGAGCTCCTGCTCTAGCGCCGCGATCTTG